CTGCGCGCCGTGCCCCTCGCGAGCACGGCGCGCAGCACGGCGACGGTCGGCCGCTCCGCGCGTATCTCGTCGGCGATGGCGTCGGCCTGCGCCTGCACTGCGCGGCTCCATGCGTCGGAGCCGGCCCACCGTTCGGCGGCGGTAGACGCGCCGCGCATCCTCGCGACGGCGGCGGCGATCGGCCAGTCGTCGGCACGCGGACCGGACCACGGCGCGTCGGACGCCTTGCGCTCGTCGTCGTCGAGGCGCGCTACTCGAGCGACGCGCGCTAGCCACACGCGGTCGAGCATGACGACAGGGCGCGGCGGCGTGGCGAGCGTCGGCGAGAAGGGCGGCGGTGTCATTCGAGCCCGTCCACGTATGCGATGCGCTCACCGATCCACCGCAGCACGGGCACGGCGATCGAGTTGCCTAGCGCCGCGTATCGCGGCCCGTCCTTCGCGCCAGGGATCGCCGTGTAGTCGTCGGCGAATCCCATCAGCCGCTCGCACTCGCGCGGCGTCAGTCGCCGGACGCGGGCGGATTCGAACACGCCCATCCCTTCCGTTTTGCGTCCGAGCGCAGGCGAGACCGCGCCCGAAATCGGGTCTTGCTGGCGATGAAATGCGATCGCAGGTGCGTGCGAGGTTTTGCCGAGGGTGGGTGCAGGGTCGCCCGCCTCCGGTCGCGATCGATTCGTCGCGCTCGTGATCTGCGTCGAGTCGAACGGTATCAGAGTCTCTAGCGATGCGTCGTGGTGTCGGCCCTCGCGCGTAGTCAGCGTTTGCGCGACTATGTGACCTGTTGCGGCTCCATGAGCTCCGGGGTCATGGCCACCGCTTCGAGCGCGGCCATCAAGGCATCCGGCAACGTCCGCCCGCGCCTTTCGGACCGGCGCAGAATCCCGGCGCATGCTCGCGGCGTCAAATAGTACCGCGGCGGCACGCTGCCAGAGTCCTCGATCGTGGCCGACAAGGAACACGCGACGGCGACGCTGGGCGACTCCGAAGTGCTGAGCGTCCAGCACTCGCCAGGCGAACCCATACCCGAGCTCTGCCAGCCCCCCGGCGAAGGCTCCCAGCGCCCGTCCGCCGTCCGATGACAGGACGCCGGGGACATTCTCCCAAACGATCCAGCGGGGGCGTGCTCGCGCAGCAAGTCGCAGAAACTCGAGCGATAGAGAGCCGCGATCTCCATCCATGCCAGCTCGAAGGCCGGCGACGGAGAAGTCCTGACAGGGCGTTCCGCCCATGAGAAGGTCAATGCCTGCACTCTGTGCCTCCGTGATCTTTGTGAAGTCGCCGAGATTCGGCACGTTGGGGTAGTGGTGAGCGAGCACGCGCGATGGGAACGGCGCGATCTCCGACTGAAACGCGCACGTCCAGCCGAGCGGATGCCACGCTGCCGCGTCAGCACCGATGCCGCTGCACACGCTTCCGTAGACGAGCGTCACGCGCAGCGCTCCGCCCGCAGGATGCGCGCATACGCGGCGCGGCCCCACGCGTCACGCGCCGCCGTCATCGCGTCGGCGTCCGCAGCGCACACGGGACCGATGGCGCGCACGCGTAGGATGCGATCCGCGCGGCGGCGCATCTCGACGGCGTAGGCGGCGCGGAGAGCGGCGGCGGTCACGGCAGCACCTCTTGCGCGAGCCGCTTGGCGGCGACCTCGCAGTAGCGTTCTTCACGTTCGATCATAATGCCGCGCCTCCCTAAGTTTTTGGCGGCACGCATCGCGGTTCCGCTTCCGCCGAACGGGTCGAGAACGACATCGCCAGGCCGAGAACTAACGCGGATAATCTGCGCGAACATCGCCTCCGGCTTCTGCGTCGGATGTTGCCGTTGCCGTCCCGGAGTCTGGAAGCGCCACACGTCGCCCCACTGCTCGGAAGTGGTTGCAAAGAACGGGCGGCGCAGGTCTTCGTACTCGCGGCGCAGGTATTCTCCTCCGCCTGCGTTTAGGCAAGCGCGGATCGTGGCGTAGTGCTCGGCGGTAGGAAGCGCCCACTGCACCGACGAGAACCAGTGCCCCGCCATATCCGTTGCTGTTGCATCATTGATCTGCTTGCGAGCAACACCGGCGCGTGCCCGTTCGCCGTCGAGGTACGCGCGGATCGGTTCAAACACAAAGCCGCGCACCTCGTCGCACTTGCTGACGTACCCCGCCTCGCCCTTGGCGAGATTGTCGGCGCCGTAGCACTCAGCGACGACGATGCGCTCGGTCTGCCCGGTCCAGTAAGTTCGCAGCCCTGGCACCTCGGGCTTGCCGCCGGGCGTCGTCTTGTCCCACACGACCGAAGCGATAACCGCAAGATGCGCTCGCACCACGCCCTCGACGCGCGCAGACATCTGCGGCGACGAGAAGGCGTAAAGCGTAGCGTTGTCGCGCATGAGCGGGCACGCGAGCGCCACCCAGGAATCAAACCACGCGAGAAATTCGCCGTCCGTCTCCCACTGGTTGTCCCATTCCGCGTCGATGACCCCGTGGTAGGGCGGGTCAGCGATCACGAGAGACACGGACGCGGCTGGCAACGCGGGCAGAATCCCCATCGCGTCGCCGTGGTAAATGGTGATTCCGCCGTGGTCGTAGTAGGGAGTCAAGACCACGCCCCCGACCAGTGCTCGAGCTCGACCAGCGGGCGCCGCCCTTGTCGTCGCGCCTGGAACTCGACGACCACGAAATCGCTCTTTGCGCCGCCGGCGGCGAGCTCGCCCTCGAACCGCGGACGCGTCGACAGGATGACGATGCGCGTCACCTCGACGCACGCCCAGAGCTCCGCCCCGCGGGTTGCGCCGGCGAGCGTGGCGAGCCTCACGAGGGCAACAACGCGCGGCGCGAACTGGATCGCATGCGCGAGAAACTCGCCGTCGAGGCCGTTCTCGTAGGGTGGATTCTGCACCACGAGATCGGCCGGCATGATGTCGCCGGGCCGCAGGTCCAGGAACGAGCCCGGGGTCACGCGCCCAAGATTCTCGGCTTCGAGCGCGGCGACGTATCGCGGATCGAGCTCGACGGCGTCGACGCGGAAAGCGCCAGCAGCGAGGCACGCGCGACGCAGCGCACCACCGCCCGCCGACGGTTCGAGCACGCGCCGCCCTCGCACGTCCGCCCACTCCGCGATGCGCTCAGCGAGCCGCGGCGGGGTGAAGTATTGCGAGAGTCGCTTCGCTCGATCGGTGTCGCCGGGCGCAGCGATCGGGATCAAGGCGTCGAGATCGAAGAGCGAGAGCGTCACGGCTCCGCTCCCGCCTCAAGCCGCGCCAGCCGCTCCTCGCGCGCGACAGTGCACGCGCTGCGGTCGCCGAGAGCCGCGAGCAGATCGCGCAGCACGCGTGCCCTGTCGAGTGCGCGCGCGCGCTGCCGCGAAGGACGCGCCGGCAGCATACTGGCGTCCGCTTCGTCGAGCGCGTGCTCGAACAGCGACAGCAGCATCGGCACCACGCCGCTGTCGACAGCGCGCGTGTGCAGGTATGCGAGGTCGCCGGTGAGGGCGAGTTGCGACGACGCACCGAAGAGGTCGCCGGTCACGTCGCCACCTTCGCGCGTGCGATGCGCTTCTCGCTGAACTGCGTTTTGCCGCACATCCGCCGCCGTGCGACTTCGATCGTCGTACGCTGCCGCCGTGCTTCCCCGGCGCACAGCGTGAGAGCGCGTGCGAGGTGGACGGTCCACGCCATCGGCGGGGCGGCGGTCGGCCGCGCGCTCACCACGGCGTACGCGTCGGCGAGCGCGATTGCCTCCTGCGCGCGCACGGCCACGCTCCGCGCCGCGAGCGCGTCCGCGGCCATCTCGATGCCGAGGGCGCGTGAGCATATCGCGCACGCGTGGCACCACCCGCAGCGCGGCGCGGTCACGTCGCCACCTTGTCGCGTGCCGTGTTATACGCCGCCAGCGCGTCGACAACCCGCGCTTGACTGTCGTGCTCGGTCGAAGCGTTGTAGTCCCCCAGCAGTCGCGCGACTGCGACGGCGAGCACATCAGCAGCGCACATCGCGGCGCGCGCATTCGCCGTGGCGCGCGACAAACCAGCGTCACGTCGTCGCCCGCATTCGTAGCACGTGCAGGCGGGGCGGTCGGGAAGCGTCACAGCAGCACCTCTTGCGCGAGCCGCTTGGCGGCGACCTCGCAGTAGCGTTCTTCGATCTCAATCCCCACCGCAAAGCGCCCTAGATCCTTCGCAGCGCGGAGCGTCGAACCGCTCCCAGCAAACGTGTCCAAGACCACGCCAGCGGGACACTTGCTGATAAGTGCGTGCATGAGCGCGACCGGCTTTTCGTGCGGATGGACGCGACCGTTTGCGGCCGTCGACTGCACAGGCGCAAAACACAGAACATCGGAGGTGCGAGCGCCAACAAAGCCGTGCCCGATAACATATATTTCCTGGTGCGACGGCTTCCACGGGATTGCTAGATCCCCCATCCCAAGGGCTCCTTTCGTGTCCCACACGAGCAGCGCGCGCGTTGCGGACGGGCGAGGAACTCGCCAGGTGCCGAAGAGCAGCGCCGACCACTCCGGCAGCAGCGCGAGTACGCCATCCCTCGCCGACGTGTCCTTGTCTCCTTGGATCGAGCGAGGCAGCACACCGTAGGCCCCTGATCTGTAGTCGATTCCGTACGGCGGATCGCTCACTAGGACGCCCGGAGCGAGCCCGATGGAAGGCAGCACTTCAAGCGCGTCGCCGTGGTAAATGGTGATTCCGCCATGGTCGTAGTAGGGAGTCACGTCGCCACCTTCGCGCGTGCCGCGGCGTACGCGTCAGCGAGTGTGATCGCGACCTCGTCGCACCCGTCGGCGACCCACGCCGCAAGCGCGTCGGCTGCGATGACGCACGCGCACAGGTCGGACACGTGCTTGCGCAGGTCGCGCTCCAGGTCGCGCAGTTCTGCGTCGAGTTGCTCGTCGGTCTCGGGCAACGGCGCCTTGCGCGCGGTCATCGCTTCGCCTCCGCGCGTGCTTCCGCGCATGCGTCGGAGAGGAGCTCTATCATCAGCTTCCCGATGACGGTCAGGTGCGGGTCATACCAGTAGTCACCGCCGTGCAGATATTGGAGCAGGTCGCGCGCTTCGTCTGCTCGCACGATAGGCGCCAGTCCTTGCCAGTCTGTGCGGAAGCGTGTGAGCGCCGCGTCGACGAGCGGCGACACGCCGAGCGCGACCCAGAAGCCGGCCGGGCCGTCCGTGGAGCGTGCCGCGTTGTACGCGTCAGCGAGCCGGCCGCCTTCCGTGTCTCTCCACTCGCCGTCGTCGGTGTAGAGGTCGCCGGTCTCGCGCGTCCACCCGAGGAACGCATCCGCCGCCGCCACGCATACCCGCATCGCCGTGAACGCCTCGTGCGCGTCGACTCGCGCTCGCGTCGCGTCGAGCGATATCTGGTCGCGGTCGCGGCGCAGCGTCTCGAGCTCGGCGCGCAGGTCGCGCACCGTGTCGCGCAGTTCGCACGCCTCGTCGTCGAGGCAGATCCACGCCCACGACCCGCCGCGGCGCTTGATGCGCAGCCCGTCGCCGGGGTCGCCCGGTCCGCCGCAGTCCGCGCAAACGCCGGGGCACACGGGCACCTCCGGCGCGGGCACAGCGACGAAAGCGTCCGCCGCCGTCGTGGCGGTGAGAGCCGTCATGCATTTCGCGCACATGCGACCCGGCATCGCCTGGCACGCTGTGCTCGCGCAGCCCACCACCTGCACGGTGCTCACGCGCTCGTCGCCTTCGCACACGGTGATGCGCGTCGCCGTCAGCGCCCTCGCCATCGCGTGGTACCGCTCCGGCGCAGCGTCGTACGTCGCGCGCGCTACGGCGATGCCGCCGGCTTCGAGTGGCTGGTCTTCTACGGTCTCAGTCATGGTCGCCTCCAGAAAGCATTGCGCCCGCCATCTGCACACTCGACGCGCACCCACTCCGCCCGCACGGCGCGCGCGTAATCCTCGCCCGTCGGCGCCCCCCAATGTTCCGCCGCGCAAGCGCCGTCGCCGCCGGCCCGTGCCGCCTCAACAGCGCGCCGGTACACGCCCGCCAGTCGCGCCGACGGGCGCCCGCCGGGAAGCGCGAGGATGCGTGCCTGACGCGCGCTAGGCGAGCGCGATCGGTGAACAGCGCAGTAGACGCGCGCCATCGACGCGACGCGCATCCCGTGCGCAGCGGCGCGACGCTCGAGCACGTCGAGTATCGCGGACCAATCAACGCCACGCTCGTCTTCGGCGACGAGACATCGCGCGACGTCCGCCACGTCGGCGACGGTCGGGCGAGATTGAGCGAGCACGCGTTCACCGGTGCAGTCGAGGCAGCTCGCGAGGCCGATGCACACCGCGATCGCCGCGAGGACGAGGTCGTCGATGCCGCGCGTCACGCCTCGCCTCCCGCGCTCGTGTAGCGGATCGCGCTGTCATCCGCGCGCCGCCGCGGTGCAGGCTGCGCGTCACGGCGCGTCGCATCGCCAGCGCGGAGAGCGCGCCACAGCGAGACGCCGAGGTCACGCGCGGCGCCAGCGAGGCAGCGTGCGTGGTAGTCGAGCTCGCCGGCATACTCGGCGGCAGCGGCGAGGTGGACGGCGCGGAGGCGCGTGCGCGTGCGCGTCATCGCAGCATCGCCAGCAGCACGAGCGCCGTCAGAACGAGCACGAGGCCAGCGGACGCGACGAACGCGCGACCGTCGGCACGGTGGACCTCACGCGCCAGTTTCGCGCGAGACGAATCGCCAGCGGCGGCGCGCGCGCGCTCGGCGTCGAGCCTGTCGGTCAGGCCGGTGACATCGGACTCCGCCGCCTCCAGATCCGCAAGCGCCTCGGCGAGTTCCGCCTCGAGTTCGCGCCACTGCCGGCGCGTGCGGCGCGCGGGCTTCGCTTCGGCGGCGTTCACAGCGGCACCTCGACAAACACGAGTTGCGGCCCCGCCTCGGCGTCAGCAGCGGTCGCGAGGCGCATCGCCAGCACATGCCAGAGCATGACGACGGTGACGAGGCCATGGAGTTCCTGCGCCATGTGCGGCAGGCCGGCGCGCTCGGCGTCAACGACACGCTCTGCCAGCGCGTTCGCGCTGCGCGCCGCATAACTCGCGATGTCAACAGCGATAGCCGCGCGCACGTCAGGGACGACCTGCGCCCACGCGGCGGCAAAGTCCGCGAGTTCCGCCGGCAGGTCGGCGGCGGTCACTTCGCCACCGCCTTCCGCGCAGACTTGCCGCCGTGAAGCGCAGCGAGGGCGCGATGCACGTTGGCGCCGTCGGGCGGAAGCGCCGCCGCGTCGTTGCGCGGAGACGGCAGCAGCCAGACGGCATGGTCGAGGTATCCGGCGATCGTGCCGCCGTAGTCGGCGACGAGTTCCGCGAGGCGGTCTTTCGTCGACTGCTTGACGAGCGCGTAGATGACAGGGGGACGGTGCCCCACGGTGGACGGTCGCGTATTCGCTCGCGCACTCGGGCGCTTCTTCGGTGTGCTCATGCGTCCACCATCTATCAGACGCACGGCGCATGCGCAAGCGCTATCTTGCGAGTGCCCACGGGCGCTACGCTTGGGAGGGAGCGAGGCGACGGATCACCCCCTCTTTCCCCCGAGGCTTCTACGCCTTCGAGAGAAGAGGGTGGATGCGCTGCGCCCGTGTCGGTCGCTCGGCAGACCTGCTGATCACCCGACGCACATCCGCAGACGCACGCCGCGCACCACACTCCCTGTCTCACGGCGCCAGCAGATCTAAGCGCGCACGCGAGCGGAGCGCCGAGTCTGATTCAGCGGTCCGGTGCAGTGGTGACGTCGTGGCTATTCGGCCCGGACGTCTCTCGTCGTCCCTCATCGCTTGCGCGTAGGACGAGCGAGCCCGCGAGAGTGATGCTCCCGTCGGCTATCGAGGCCGACCCGTCCTCACTACACGACGAGCGCGCACTGCGCAAGTGCGCAGGATACACCTCCGCCGCTGCTCGAACAGCGGAGAGGCTGGCCACGCGCGGCGGTCGGTACTCCGGGAGGAGAGTTCCGATCGCGATTGCTCGCGGTTGCGTCGACTCTGCTTGCTGCCGGCTAGCAGTCAAGCGCGCGCGCAAGCGTGAAACAAAATGATACAAAACGTTGCACTTTGTGGCAATCGGCACGCATACGCAAAATAAATCTTGCGCGCAGTCGTGGACCTGATAGTGTCTCTCTTGTCAGGCGGACGGGCCGCCGACGCGACGAGAGAGACGACACCATGGCAACCGAGAAAGAGCTGACCGAGAAAGAGACCGCCAGCCACACAAAAAACATTACACACAAACTTACAAACAGTCCCGGCTTCGTGCTGCGCCTGCGCGCGCAGTACCTCGACGCGGTGCGCGCGCACGACGTCGCCAACACGACCGAGAGCTTCCTCGCGATGTGCGCGGCCGGCGCGCTACTGACAAGCGACGAGCGCGACGCGGCGCATTCGGTGTGGCTGTGACCCCGCGCTGCGAAGCGAACGTCGTCTGGGAACTGGCAACGCAACTGATGTTGGCGACGTCACCGAGCAGCGCGGTCGGTGTGGCGGCGCGTGCGGCGCACCTCGCGGCGATCGAGGCGGAGCGCGCGTGCGCGTGCGCGGCGCATCCGGCCGGCGAGGCGGCGCCCGTCGATGCGCGTGACCTGCACCAGCGCCGGTACGCCGAACTGCGGGCGGCGAAGGCTGCGCGTGTCGAGGCGCACGGCGGCGCGTGCTTCGGCGTGTGTTGCCTCGGGCAATCGAAGGCGGCGCGCGCAGCACACCGGGTCGTTGACGCCGCGCAAGACGCGGTTGACGAGGTTACACGATGACGATCACCAAGACCGACACCTCGTGCCCATACGGGCACCCGCACACTGCTGGTCCGTGCGACGCGTGCCAGGCACGCGCACACCGGGCGGCGGCGGCGCGCGTGGAGACCCGCGCTGAGGTGGTGAGTGGGGCGTCGTGGGACGCACTCGTCGCGGAGTACGGCGGCGACGGGCGCGGCATCACTCGCGCGGAGTTGGAGGCGAGCGTCGAAGAGCGACGCTCTTCCGCCGTGGCGATGGCCGTCGCCGACCTCGCGCGCGCTCAGTCGCGTATCGCGCAGCCGGTGTGCGGTCACTGCCGCGCGGCGTGGTCCGCCGAGTGCGAGTGCCGGCGCGTGGCGGCGCGCGTGGCGGCGACGCCGGACGTCGAGGGGTACGCGACCGGGCTCGAACGGTTCGCGGCTGCGCTGCGGATGTACGCGCCTCGCGGCGGCGCGCAGGTGATGACGGTGCAGCAGTGCGCGGAACTCGCGACCGGGCGCAGCATGGAGGTAGAGGCATGAGCGACGAAGAGCAGCGCATCGAGCACAGCGACCGCGTGGCGGCGCTCGCGGTCGACGCGGAGGAGCGGGCGACGGCGCTTGCGTGGGAGATGATGGACGAGCGACGCGAGCGGGTAGCGCTGCTGCTGCGCGACGAGCCGGAGCGCGCGGCGTGGGTCGAGGTGCTCGGCGACGACGTGCGCGACCACGCAGCAGACATCGCGCGTAATGCGATTCGCGGCGACACGACGCGCGACGACGATGCGCGTGAGGCGCTCGCGGACTGGCTGCGGGAAGAGGCGGGGCGAATCGTGGATGAGTGGCTGACGAAGAGGGGAGTGTTCACATGAAGACCGCGAAGCTAATGGGCAAAAAGACGTCGATGGACGGCGCAGTGCAGCGGCGCCACTACCGCCTATCGGAGCCGATCGCACCGCGCGACTGGCCCGGAGGCGAGTCGTCAGACCATGTCATCGTGTCCGCGTCGGCCGTCTCGGGCACGCCTGAGACGTACATTTTCACTGCTGACGCGAGTGGCAATATCAAGTCTTGGGTCGAATGCGACGGGTCGTTCCGCGGCGCGCTCGACCATGACGAAGCGCTGCGCCGCGCGGGCTACGAGGTGGCGTCGTGAGCGACCACTACGAGGAACGGCGCGCTCGACGCGAGCGCATTGCGACGGCGTGCCTGGCCGGAATACTGTCGAGCGACGACGACGGCGGCGTAGACGCGGCAGCCGATTGGGCGCTGCGATACGCCGACGCGCTGATCGCCGTGCTCGACGCGCCGCCGCCGATGCGTCACCTGCCGACCGGCGGTGCCGAATGAACACCGAAGCGCGGCTAAGAACTCGAATCGATGCGCTGCGCTCAGCTCTGCTGCGTGTGGAACTGGCGCCGCGTGTGCCCGCGGGCGTCGAGCATATCGCGTTCGCTGCGATCGCCGACGACGACGCTGCGATCGTTCGCGACGCCCTCGCCGAGCGTCACCTCTCGAACGGCGGTGCCGAATGAGCGCGACGCCGGAACAAGAGGCGGAAGAGTGTGTGCTTGTCGAGGCCGCGGTGCACGCATCGCACGCCGCAAGGCGGTCGCTGGGTGCTTTGCGCGACGCGTTGTTCTCGACGCTTCCCGATCGATTGGAGCGATTGGAGCGCGCGGGTCTCGATTACGCCCGGCTCTCGGACAAATCGGACGAGGCGCAGGAGGCGTGGCTCGTCGTTCGACGGCGCAACGACGCGCTGCGCACGGTGTCGCGATGACCGCCGAGACGATCGCGCCGGTGATGGTGCTCGGCGTCGTGTGCGCGCACCGGTCCGACGCGTACGGGACGCGTACGTGGGCGGGCGAATCGGCGGCTGGGCTGACGATGCATCTGACGCGCGATCTCGACTACTGCTGGCTGACAGTGTTCCTCGGCGCTCACGTGCTCTCGCAGGGGCGCGGCGCGACCGTCGACGAAGCGGAGGCGGCGTGCGAGCGGCGGGCGATGGAGCGGCAAGCGCTGCTCGCGCACGTGCGGAGGGTGACGTGATGCGTCCGCTCTACCAGATCGCGCCGGAGTACGCGGCGCTCGCGGAAGCGCTCGACGACGGCGAGGACTGCGCGGCGCAACTCGCGGCGGTCACTGGCGATCTCACGCACAAAGTGAACGGCCTTGTCCATGTGCTCGCGGCGCTTGGCGCGGAAGTCGACGTCATCCGCGCGGAGGAGCAGCGTCTCGCCGAGCGGCGGCGCGTGCGCGAGTCGCGCGTCGAGTCGTTGCGCGAGTACCTGCGCACGAACATGGACGCGTCGAACATAGCGAAGATTGCGACGGGCACGCATACGATTACGGTTGCCGATGGCGCGGCGCGCGTCATCATCGAGGACGAGGGGGCGGTGCCGGCGGAGTACACGCGGACGCGCGTCGAGATCGACAAGCGCGCTATTTTGGCGGCAATGAAGAGTGACGGGGAGTGCGTGCCGGGGACGCGGGTAGAGCGCAGCCGAGCGCTGCGGATCAAGTGATAGCAAAGGGAGATCAGACATGACGAATGAACTGGCGACGAGAGCGGCTGGATTGGACATGGCGGACACGCTGCCGGACGTGGAGCGATTGGCGGCTACGCTCATCCGGGCGGGCGGCGGATTCATCCCGGCGCACTTCAAGACCCCGGGGCAGATCGCGGCGGTGATTCTCGCCGGCCGTGAACTCGGCGTTCCACCGATGGTGTCGCTCCGGGTGTTCTTCCTGGTCGACGGAAAACTGGGGATGGATGCCGCGTTTGTTCTCGGGCGCATGATTGTCGCCGGCATCGTGTGCGAGTGGATGCACTCCGACGACACGCGAGCGACGCTGCGTGTAACCCGCGCGGGCACGGCGCCGTACCTGTCGACGTTCACGCGGGAGGACGCGCAACGGGCGGGGCTCTGGGGGCGTGGGCCGTGGAGCAAGTACCCGCAGGCGATGTTGCGCGCTCGTGCGGCGACGGCAGCGGCACGCGCCTACGCGCCTGACGTTTTCAGCGGCGCCGTCTACACCGCGGAGGAGTTGCGCGGCGGCGACGAAGAGCACGCACCGCAGGCGGCTCCGCAGCGCATCGAGAGCGTGGCGGCGGCGGTCGTCGCGTCGTCGGGCGCTGACGTGCCGGCGCTGCCGAGCGCTACCGAGCGGCTGCTCGAGGCCATCGCGGTTGCCGGCAGCGAAGTCGAACTCCAGCAGATCAAGGAGCTCGGCGTCAACCCCGCGTGGAAGACCATGACGAGCGACGAACGCGACGACGTCAAGGTGTGGTTCAACAAGGCGCGCGTTCGCATCGCCGCGATCAATCGCGCGGCCGTCGAGGCGATGGAGCGCGACGCGGCGGACGACGGCGGCGGTTATCTGGCAGGCGACGCAGACAGCGGCGCAGAGGAGGTAGCGCGATGAGCGACATGAGCAATTGGAGTGGCACCGGCAGGCTCGGCAAAGACCCCGAAGTGCGCAAACTGCCGAACGGCGACGACGTGTGCAACTTCAGGATCGCCGTCAACGGCTTCAAGAAGGACGACCCGGCGACGTGGATCGGAGTGTCGCTCTTCGGCAAGAACTGCGCGGTCGCGCGGTATCTGCACAGGGGCAGTCGCATCGCCGTAACCGGGCGACTGAGCGTGCGGGAGTACGAACGGCGCGACGGCACGAAGGGCACCGACGTCGAGGTGCGCGCGAACGACGTGACGCTACTCGACGCCAAGGGCAGCGGCGGCGGCGACACTGGCACGCATCGGCAGCGCGGCGAGGATGCGGGGTTCGCCGACGACTTCCCGCCCGACGACTTCTTCGGCAACCGCGGCGGGAGTGGCGGCGCTGGCGCGGACGACGAAATTCCCTTTGCTCCGTGGGATCTGCCGTGACCTGACCTCTCGCGCGTCACCGACCATAACCCCCCCCTTGGGTGACGCGCAGTCGGCCTTGCTCCCTCGGCCGCAGGTGACGTGTGTCGCCAGAGGGAGCGCTTTTGCCCTGAATCGAACCGGATGAGAGCCGGCCGGACGCGGTCGGTACGGTAGTGGGTTCGACTCCCACAAGGGGCGCCACGGACACCGAAAGAGGAGAACGCGATGGCAAGCACGACCGATTACGCGGCAGCGCTGGCGAGGTTGGAGGCGTGGGTGGCGGAGTCCGGCGACCGGAGCGCGACGCTGCGTCAATCCGGCGGCGTGTGCGAATGCTCGCTCGAGCGCGAGGGATGGCGAACGATATACTGGAGCGCCGTCACGCTCACCGAGGCTATTACGCGCGCGCTCGACGCGATGGCGCAAGAGGTGGCGAATGTCTGACGAATCGGAGCCGGTGTGCGCGGGGCTGACGTGCATCCGCCACGAGTTTGCGCTGCGGCAGCGCGTGGACGCGCTCACGGCGAAACTCGCGGAGGCTGGCGACGTCATCAACAGCGCGCGCGCGGCCTACGAGGACGACCTGCGGAAGCGCGACGAACTCGCCGGAGACCGCGCGCGCCGCATGGACGCGGAACTCGAGTCGGCGTATGCCGCTCGCGACGACGCGCGCAGCGACCGCGGCGTGTGGAAGGGGCGCGCGCTCGTGGCGGAGGTGGCCGGAGGCTTCGTCGACGCGCGGCGAGTACGCGAGGCGGAGGCGGAGTGTGATGGCTGGCGACTGCGCTGCGAGAGGGCGGAATCGTTGCGCGGCTCGCTCGCTGCGGAACTGGAGGCGATGCGGGCCGAGCGCGACGAGGCGCGAGCGCCCGGTGTGTCTTTTGAGCGCGAGGGGGACGGGCGCTGGATCGCTGGCGTGGACGCGCTGCCTGGTGTGCTCGTGTACGGTGCGACGCGTGCGGAAGCGCTCGCGTCGGTCCAAGCGCTTGCGCGCAGCGTCATCGCGGAGCGCGACGAATGGCGAAAGCGCGCTCTCGCTGCCGAGGCGACTGCGCCGTCAACGGAAGCAACGGCAGCGGCGACAATCTCCGACTCGGTGAGCGCGCGCATCGCAGGATGCCTCAACTCGATGACGCGGGAGCGCGATGCGTGGAAGGAGCGCGCCGAGGCAGCAGAGGCCGCGATCACGTGGACGAAGCTCGAGCGCGACGATTCCGCCGACCGCGAGCGGCTGGCCATCGCCGAGTGGCATCGGGTGCGCGACGAGCGCGACGCGCTGGTGCCTCGGGTGCGCGACGGGTGGGACGCGGAGCACACCGCGCTGCGCCGCGAGCTCGAGCACGTACGCAAGGACCGCGACGCACTGCGAACGCGTTTGACCGCGACGTTCAAGGCGCTGACGGGTGAGCCGTGATCTGCCCCTGCTATTCGCGTGAGCGACGGTGTGACGACTGCCAGCGCCATGAGGACGAGCGCGCTGCGGATGAGGCAAAGACCGACCTTGCCGCCGAGGCAGCTTTGTTTGAGGCATCGGCCGTCATCTTCGACGACCCCCACGACGATTCACCGCAGGATGAGGCTGACCTGCAACGCGAAGAGCGCGCTGCGGATGCGGCAAAGACCGCTGCAGTCGCGTGCGCTCGCGATAACCCGCGCCTGCCCCGACGCGAGCGCCGACGACTCGACCGGGCGCAGAGGAGATCGTCGTGAAGACAGGCAACCGAGTCTGCGTCGACTGCGGCGCCTCGTCAGGACACATGATCAGGTGCGAGCCGTGCTGGGAGAAGGCGCAGGCGCACGCCGTCGTCATCGTCGCTGTCGGCGCATCTGTCACCGTCTCACGGCGTGAGCGCATCGCGATTGCGGTCCTCGCTCCGGTCGACGCAGACGCGCTCTTCGTGTGCGGTGCGCTCTGCGATCACGGCTCGGAGTGCCTTCTGCTGCGCGGACACATCCCGCAAGACAGACACGAGACGCAGCATGGATGCGTTTTCTTCGATCCGGCACTGACGGGCGGTGAGTCGTGAAAGAGCGCCCCATTCTGTTTTCCGCGCCGATGGTCCGCGCGATCCTCAGCGACGTGAAGACTCAGACGCGGCGCGTGGTCTCCGCGCGTCACGAAAGCCTGTACGAGTGCGACGGCAGCGCGCTCTATCGCGACGTGCGCCACGGCGACCCCGTGCCCGTGTCGTGCCCATACGGATCGCCCGGCGACGTGCTGTGGGTGCGGGAGACTTGGGGCCTATTCGACCGCGAGGCGATCGGCGGAGAGAAGGGCTACGGCGTAGCGTGGCGCGCGACGCACCCGAGCCTCGACGACGGCGCCGAGTGGATCGACGGCCCTGTCGACTACCCGGCGACGATCAAGGCGTCCGAGAAGTGGCGCCCGTCGATTCACATGCCGCGGTGGGTCTGCCGTCTGCGACTGCGCGTTACGTCGGTGCGCGCCGAGCGGCTGCACGACATCTCGGAGGCGGATGCTCGCGCGGAGGGCGTGGGGCCGCTGGGCGTCGACGAGGACGACTACACGCACGCCGCGAAGTTCCGCGCGCTGTGGGACTCGATCAACGGCAAGCGCTTCCCGTGGTCGAGCGGACCGCGCGTGTGGGCAATTTCTTTTGAAAGGATTGTGCCGTGATGCCGTGGCCAAAAGGAAAGAAACTCTCGCCAGAACAGATCGCAAAGCGAGTCGCCAGCGCGATGGCGTCTGGCAGGAAAAGGCGCAAGCCCGTGGCGCCAGGGCTTTGGGCTTGTACTGGATGCGGCGGGCATCTCACGCCTGACAGATTCTACCCAACAGAAACCAACACCAGCAAACTGACCTCTCGTTGTCGCGCCTGCCACGGAAGGCAATCAATCGCCACCCGCGACCCCGACAAGACCAGGAAGAACGGGAGAGAGTCTTCACGCCGCGCTCGGCTGGAGCGGCCGGAAGAAATCAGACGACGTGAGCGCGCGCGCAGCCTGGCTCGTCCGCGAGGTATTGAAACCGAAGCGCGGCGCCTCCTGAATGTTGCCGTCAAGTCTGGGAAAATGGCTCGTCCATGCCAGTGCTCTAAGTGCCTTTCGCCGGGCAAGATTCAAGGGCACCATGAGGATTATAGCAGGCCTTTCGACGTAGTATGGTTGTGCGTTCAATGTCACGCAGATAGGCACCGTGAGATTCGAGCGATTCCGTTCAAGCGGATCGGCGGTGAGGCGTGACCCGCCTGGACCGCGCGCGCATCGCGCTGGCGTACGAGTACCTGCGTTACCGGTCGCGCTTCGACGGCGACCGCACATGGAGGGCAGTCAGCCACTCCGAAGCCTGGGGAAGTGTCGACAAGTCCGCGGGCGCGCTGCCGTACCTGCTGCGCAAGATGGTCGCCGCGGAACTCTACGTCGGCGACGCGCGCATCCTCCGCGCACGTCTCGCGCTGTACCTGCGCGCGCTGATTCGGGCGTACGCGACTGACGAATGGGGAGACGCTGACCTCGGTCCGCGGCGCCCTGCCGTAGACGTGACCGGCGTCTGCGCGGACTGCGGATGGCGTACCGGCGACCCGGAGCCGGACCCGCCGTGCAAGGGCGGACCGTCCACGCGCCGCATCCGCCCGCTCTGGGAGAGCGCACCGGCGCACCGGGTGGCGACGTGACCTGCGGCGACTGCGGCGCGGCTAGGCCCGAGAAGACGTCCGCGCGCTGCCGTGCGTGCTACCGCGCTAGCGTCGCCAACCCCGCCGCCGCCGCCGTCGCGGCCCTGCTGGCGAAGATCGACGCGAGCGCGTGCATGGGCGATTGCTGCGACGGCGACGCCGTGCGGCTGCTGGCGCATCGCGTGCGCGAGGCGGTGGCGACGTGAGCGCCTAATCTATTTTCGCGGCGCCTGATAATAATCGTTGACGTGCCGATTATTCAAGCGCATATCTATTGAGTCGGACGGGCCGACCCACTGGCACACGGAGAAGACCATGACCAATACCAAGAAGATCCTTTCGACGAACGCCAAGAACGCAGCGCGGCGCGCGGCTCGTGGCGCAGCAAAGCAAAAACGACTCTCTCAGCAGGAAGAACAGTGGAGGGAAGCGGCTCGACGCCGTGGTGAGCATTTCGTGCTCGTGGCCAATGTCGAGGCCGTGACCGTGACCGAGAAGACCGTCGCGCCCATGAAGCCGCGGGCGCGGGCAGCGCTGGTCAAAGCGCTGGTGACTGAGACGGCGCACGAACTCGCGCCGGGCGCAACGGCACGCGTGATCGCGAAGCGGATCGCGAAACAGTCCAGCGCCTTCCGCACGGCCCTCGCCGCCGCGCTGAACATCGCATTGCCCGCGAATGCGACGGCGCGCGCGAACGCCGCGACGCTGGCTCAGGCAGCGCTCGTCGCTGTCATCGGGGGGCGGAAGAACGCTGACCTCCTCGCGCTGGTGCTGGTGCAGGGCGCGACGCTGGCTCAGCTCGTCAAGCTGTCGAACGCGACGGCGACACCTATCGGATCGTCAAGCGCTGACCTCTGACGCAGGCAGGGCGCATCCCACCGGGTGCGCCTATGCGTGCGGCAGACGGCCCTACGACCACCGAAGAAAGACCAGCCACCATGAGCACGTACACCAAGATCGACGCATCGCAGGTGCCCGGCAGCTTCCGCTTCGACGTATCACGCTCCGCCGCCGGGCAGATCGTCGAGGTCGCCTACGGTGGCCCCATGGCGCACCGCGGAGAGCACGACGGCACCGCGTGGAAGCGCGTCACGGACCGCGGCGAGCCTCTCGGGTCGCCGGCGCGCGTCACCTACTACCGCCGCCGCTGACCATCTGACGCAGGCAGGGCGCATCCCACCGGGTGCGCCTATGCGTGCGGCAGACGGCACGAGAGGAGACGACCATGGAGCGACACATCTACATCGTATCGGGCGAGGGCGAGCGCGGCACCGCGACGCTGTGGACCGGCAAGACCGTGCGCGCACTACGCGCCGCCGTTACCCGCGCACGCGCAGGCGGCGACCGATGGGCGCGCATCGCCGTCCGCGACGGGGTCGACGCTGAACTCGGCGCGTACGAGTGTCTTTCGGAGGCGGAGGCGCTCGACCTCCGCGGCGCGTGACCGCCCCCAAGCGCGGCCGCGGCCGCCCGCAACTCGCCGAGGCGGACCGGCGCACGCGGCTGCCGGTGCTGCTCACGGCGGCGGAGCGCGCGGAGATCGACGCGGCGGCCGGCGACGCGGGAGCGTCTACGTGGCTGCGCGGCGTCGGGCTGCGGGCGGCGAGGGCGAGGACGGAGGCGCAATCGGCGCTTGACGCGCTCCTGGCCGCTGCGGTCGAGGCGGCGCGATGAGGACGCGATTCACCGTCGGGCTCGACGGCACTCCGCACCGGCTCGACTACGACGCGCCCAACGCTCGCACGGCGGCGGAGCGATGCGTCGAGAACCTCGTCGTGGACGGCCATTGGGAAGACGAGGAACTCCCGGAACTTGTCTACGTGACTGTCAGCGACGCGCTCACGGGGACGCAGGCGCGATTCTGCGTCGACATCTAGTGGGAGGTGTCCGTGTCGGCGATTCGAATGGAGCCGCTATGACCGACAGCCGATACGAGAAGATGCGCCACGCGCTCGGCTGCGCGCGGTACAACCAGGGGTGGAAGAAGCCGTACCGCAACCACTACGCGGCCGGAGGCGACGACGAGCGGGTGTGGGATGGGCTCGTCGCCGATGGTCTCGCGCGGCGCGTGCGCGAAGGGTGCGACCTCACCGGCGGCTGCCCGCTCTACGTCGTCACCGCAGACGGCGAGGCGGCGGCGCTCGCGGGGATCGTCTTCAAGCGCCGGTGGGGATACGGGACGCCGGTGAACCCCTGAACGACGAAAAGCCCGCCGCCCCTGCCGGTTAGGCAGAGACGACGGGCTGACGGGCGCGTAGAGGATGACGCTGCCGAGGTAGGTCTACGTAGAGGAGCGACGATGAAAAAGCCACTCACGATGACGCGCGAGCAAGAGGGACGGATCCGCGACATCGCGGATGACATGGGAATGGAGTACGGCGACGAGATCCGCGACCTGCTGGCGGAGATCGACGCGCTGCGCGAAGGCGTGCCGCGAACGGACCCGCGCCCGTTGGCGGGCGGGCGCATATCGCGGACGAGTTGCCCGAGCGGGTACGCCTCGCTGCATGCGGTGGGAGGCGACGTCCGGTACTTGCTCGGCGACGTGAACGTCGGATGCCGCGGCGAACTCGCGGCGCATGGCATGCTGCTGCGTCAAGGGCAGCGCTGCGACGTGCGGTTCGGCGAGCACGTCGCGCTGGCCTGGCAGGGCAATACGCCGGGCACGATGGTGGAGCACGAAGGCTAAGCGCCTGACGCGATGGCGCTGCGCATGCGCTCCCAGGACCACGCGGCCGGCCCTGGATCCCACGGTGCGCCCCTCGCCGAGCGGCTGGCCGGATGCGCGTCGCTGTGCGTGACGACGTGCTCGCGGTCGACGGGGATGCCGTGCCTGTCGGCGATGTCGAGCGTGAGCCGCGCGAGCGTCGCCCAGCACTCCGGCGACCACGGGCCGCGCGCGCCCGCGAGAGGCGGCACGACCTCCACGCCGATGCTTGAGCGGTTGCACGACCCGTCACGCCACAGCAGCCCGCCAGCGAGCGCGTGCGGCGATTCGAGCTCGGGCCACCGCTCGCCCCACCAGCGCAGGCCGGCCGTCATCCACCGGGCGCGTGGGCGCGCGTAGACGGCATTGCCGGCGCCGCCGACGTGGCGAGCGCTGAGCGCTTCGGGCACGACCTGCACGCACTGCCCGAGTTGCCCGACGACGTAGTGCGCCGAGTCCTGCATGATCGTCGCGTAGATGCGGACCGCGGTATCGAACGGCGAGTCATCGCCCTTGCGCGTGCCCTCGCGAACGAAGCGCGATATCGGTCCGCTGCCCGTCGTGTGGAACACGGTCGCGGCCGGCGGCATCGGGCGCTCGTCGCAGAGCCCGCGCCGGAAGCCGAGCCCGGCGACGAAGCGCGTGGCGATCGGCGAGTCGACGGCGTGCGTCATCGGCTCGCCTCGTACGCAGCAACAGCCTCGGCCAGCGTCCGCATCGCCGCGCGCTCAGTCGCTCGCGGTACGCCGTCGCGCTCGACGACACGGACGTACGCCTGCGCCGCGCGCACGACCGGACCCATGCGGGCGACCACGCTACCGCGGACGTCGCCGATGCTCATCGGAGCCGCAGTCCGCGCGGGAGGTCGGCGCCGAATACAGTCGCGAGGATCCAAAGGATCACTGCGGCGATGAGCAGCAACTGCGCCGCGCGCCGGTAGCGAGCGTCGATCGGAATGAGGTCGATGAGCGCAGCGATCACGCCCACGACGATGATGACGACGACGATCGTCAGGATGACGGTCATCGCTGCGACTCCGGCGGCGTCGTGTCGTGCCGCGCCGTGGACTCGTCATCGCGCGACGGCTTCGCGTCGACTGCGGCATCGACCGCGGCGTCCTGCGCAGCGACGCGCGAATCGAGTGAGGGCACGCGCCTGATGCGGTCGACGATTTGCTGACGCGTCAGCCCTGCCTTGGCCATGGTCGCCGAGACGCCAAGCGCCGCCTGCAGGATGGCGACGACGTCGCGCACGGGACCGTGCGGCAGTCCGAGCACGGCAGTGGCGGCAATGTCTGCGCCCGTGCGCAGTGTGTCGGCGAGGGTCATGGCGCACCCGCAAAGGATGCGAGCATCGGCGGCGGCGCAGGCACGTCGAGCCCCAGCGCCCGCCCGACAGCGGACCACGCGCCCCACGCTGAGACGACGCGACGAGCGAGCACGAGCCAGCGCGGCACGTCGTCGAGGTCGCCGGCGGCCGCGAGAACGAGCACGTCGACCCAGGCGCCATGCGTGAGCCGCAGCGCCTCGAATGTGGCGAGCGCAGGCTCGTAGCGCAGGCGCACGGCAGCGACGGCGGCTTGCGCGTCCTCGCGGTACGCGGTGTCTGCGTGCGCCGCGTCGAGGTCGCGCTGCCGCGCGGAGAGCAACTCGCCGCCGCTGGCGGTCACTGCGACGCCGACGGCGTCAGCGGCTGCCGCGTGTACCTGTAGATCGGACGTGCCGCAGCCGGAGATACACGCCGCGGCCGTGACGATGACCATCGCCAGCAGCCACGCGACGCACGCGCCGATCAGGGCACGCCGTCGCGTCTGCGCGGAGACGACGCCCACGAGCGATGTCACTGCGGCTCCGCGGGCGGCAGCGTCTCGCGCGGCACGTCGGGCGTGGTGACGGTGGACTCGCCGCCGACGCGGACGATCGCGATCGGCGTCGCGCCTTCGAGCACAGCGACGGCCTCGGCCTCGGTCGGCGGCAGCTTGCGAGCGCTCTGGAGCACGGCGGCGATGATGACGGCGACGATCGCTAGCGTCTGGTGTACCCACGTCGGGGTATCCGGCGGCAGCACGGGCAGCACGGCGGCGATCACCATGCCGAGCGTCAGCAGCCATCCGGCGATGATGGTCGGCGTCACTTTGATCTTGCTCATTCGGTCATCTCCTTCGCGCGCGAGTCCAGCCCGCGCCAATCGGTCACTTGCTGCCGTGCATCAGCGTCGCGAGAAAGCGCCTCGCCATCGCGAGTTCGCTGCGCGCCATCTCGGCTTCCGCGCGCGCCAACTGTAGCGCGAGCACGCACTCCGAGCACTCGGTGCGCAGCCGGTCGCGTTCGTCGTCGTCGTCGTCGCGGTCTGCGTCGCGCGCCGACAGCGCCTTGTCACGCGCGGTCTCGGCCTTGTCAGCGCGCGCGTTGGCGCGGTCAACTTCATCGGCGCGTGTTTTGGCGCGGCCGGTGAGATGCCCCGCGAGCCAGCGCACGACGACGGCGGTGGACGGTGCGCCCGCGAGCAGCGCGACCAGTTGCCAAATGCTCACGGGGTCAACTCTCCTCGCGGCGTGTGTCCCTCGCCATCGCGAGTTCGCGCCGGCACTCGCGCAAGTCATGCTCGACGCGCTCGCGCCGCGTTTTCTCGGCGTGCAGCGAATCGGCGAACGACTGGAGCTCTGCATCGCGCCGCTGCCGGTCGAGGCTGCGTACGTGCTCGAGTCCCTTGACCAGCACGTCGCGCGTGGCGTCGTCCTCCGGGATGGCGCGCGCGACGGCGGCAGCGAGCGTGATGTCGACGCCGCCGAGGATGATGAGGCGGCGCACGCACTCGCCGACCGACACCAGCGCGGCGTCAGCGGCAACGAGCACGGCGACCGATGGCGTCGGGCGGCGCGGTGGCCGTGAGATTGGAGACATGGCGCCTCCGGTGGTGCGACTACCATCCCGCCGACTCGATGCCGCCCGCGCCCCACCATCCGGCGCGCTTGTGCAGCCGATCGGCGTCGCCGAGAGACGTGCGGCCGAGCCAGTGCACCGCCTCATGCGCGATGACGCTGCGCTGCACTTCGGGCGTCTCGTACCCGCTGACCCATATCATCACGCGATACGTGTTGGTGAGCGACGCCAGCGGATCGACGATGTCGCCCTCCCACGTAGTGACGCCGGCCGCGCAGCCCCATCGGCATCCGCCCGCCGCCTGCCTCTCGGGCGTGCCGCAGTACGGTCCGCGCGATGTGCAGTACGCGGACATCGTCGGCTCCGTCACGCGCACGACGACCATGCGGCTCGCGCGCTCTTCGCGACTGCGAGCGGAGTATGGGTGCCCCGCGAGCCGCCACGCTCCGATGACGGCATCGACGATGGCGAGGTCGCTGGCACGCGGTGGGCGCTCGGCTCCAAGCGGCAGACTCTGCACGCACGACGATGCGCACAGCAGCGCGAGGATGGCGGCGACGCGGTTCACGCCTTGTCGATCGGATTGACGCCCGCCATCACGCTCCAGAGACCGCCTAGTGACGTTGTGATCTCCGCCTCGGTCGGCGCTGCCACGTCGACGAAGTTGCCGATCAGTGCGATAGCCTGCGCGAACGGCCCCACGTAGCCCGCGGAGCGATCGGAGAGCACCGAGGTCGCGAGGTTGCTGCGCTTCGCGTCGACGTTCGGCTTCGTCGTTGCGGCCTCGCCCGCGACATTGACCGCCGCCTTGACAGCAAGGAGCTGTACGTTGGTCCGGAAAGGGCCGCTTGCAATGAGTGCCTGGGCTTGTGCGAGATTCGGGATTGCCATGGTCTATTACCTTTCGTACTACGCGACGGAAATGCTGCTGAGACTGCCGATCAGTCGTTCACACTGTTGCATCTCTCCGGCGGTAAGCGCTCGATTGAAGAGCAAGAACTTCGTGAACCCGCCAGCCCAGCCCAGCGACGGACCAGCGCGCGCGCCGATGTGCAGATTCAGGTTGCCAAAAGTGTTGCCGTTGTCGTTGTTTGTGATGACCGTTGGCGTGACCACAACGCCGTCGCGGCGGATGAGCGACGCTTCACCAGACGCCAGGGATTTGTCGAGCACGGTGGAAAGCACACGCGCGGTCGCCAGCGTTTCGGCTATCGAGTAGCTGCTGACCCCGACGTCCCCGCGTAGGTAGTTCGCAAAAATCGTGGCGGTGACATACAGCTCGAACGCGACAGCCGACACGCCGGGGTTGGGGCCGTAGTCGCAGACGATCGCCGTCCCTGTGTTGGTGTCGATGGCTCCCAGGATCATCGTCACCGCAGACACGCCCGAGATCTGAGACAGCGTCGCGCTGGAGGAAAGGATTTGCGAGCCGTTCAGCGACACCGTAGGCCGGCCGTTGACCGCCGTGTCTCGCGTCGCGTTGCCGTTGAAAACGTAGCCGTTGACGCGCGAGGCGATTGACGTGAACGCGCCGGCGGCGACGTCGCGCGCATCGAGGTCGATGACCAGGCCGCTGATAGACGCCGGGTTGAACTCCGGTGTACCACCACCTCCGCCGCCGCGCCGCACGCTCCCGCGCCCGCCTCCGCGCCGACTCATCGCCGCACGCGCACGCAGCGCCGCAGGCACGTCGGCGTCGAGGTGCACGCGATTCACTGCGCCACCGCAACCGCGACGACGAACGCGAACGCGACGAGAGCGAACGCGGCGACGCGCATCGCCGACGAGCGGCGCACGACGTCCCACGCGCAGTAGACGGTGAGCTCCGCGTGCGCGTCGAACGGCGCGAGCGGAAGCGCGACGGCGAGAGCGGCGAGAGCGCGGAGCGTGCGCATCAGATTACACCGGGGCCGTTCGAGAGGTACCAGCGGAACGTGCCCGCGCTCGCCGAGATGACCTTGAACGAGCGCCGCAGCGGGCCGGCGCGCAGCGAAATCACGCCCGGCTGATACGGCCCCATCGTTCGCGTCGCGCCCGAGACTGCCGCGATCACCGGGTCGGTGACGGTGCCGGGCGACGTCTCCGACCCGTTCGCGCTGAACGTCAGGAAGAACACAACGTCGCAGCCGATCGAGATGAACCCCGCCGGCGCGGCCGGAGTGCCGAGAATGCCAGTGGTCTGAATCGCGCTCGCCGTGGCGGCGACGAGTGCGACGCAGTTGATCGCGGCCTCTGTCGGCGGCGAGTAGTCGCTGTCTTGCTCTACTATCCGGGATGATGTCATGTCAGCTCCTGCGCCGTGGCGCGGTGGTGGTGGTCACTCTGCGGCGCACGCGCTGGCAACGTAAAACGTGCCGGCTGCGCCCGTGCGCCGAAACTCAATCGTGAAAGTCGAGTTCGCGAACGTGCCGCCCGGCAGCCCGCTCGCGACCGTGAGGTCTTCGCAAGCGAACGACAGCGACGTCGTGTACCAAGCGAACGTCGTACCGGGGTCCGTGACGGTCAGTGTCACGCTAGCCGCAGTCGCGTTGTTCGTGATTCGGATCTCGCCGTCCGTGGTGGCGTTGCTCGCGCGGCACAAAAACGAGAATCCAACGGAGCGAGCCGTGTCCGCCGCTAGAATCTTGCGCGTGAGGATGTGCCCCTGAATGAGCATCGGGACGAACGACCCGACGGAGTCGCCCCAGCAATCCGTGATGTTGTCCGGGCGCGCATACCCGAGGTAAGTGCGCCGGAGCAGCGCGCCGGTGCCAGCCATTCGTTCGTGCGCGTCGAAGATGCCGCCGAGCGAATTGTTCTCGCGTGCGTCGATTGGCTCGCGCGCCCACGCGCTGGTCATCTCGACGCCGCGGTCGGTGGCGTCGAGCGCCAGCACGGCGCGCGGCGATTCGTGGCACGAGATGCCCGAGATACGAGCGCCGCCGGACCCGGCGCCGTTGACGATCGTCAGCGTGAGCGTTTGCAGCGCGCTGCTCTTGGCGGTGAGATCCTCGAGATATTCGATCGGCACGGCGTCGGACGGCGACGCGGGGACGTCGACAGTTCTGGACGCCATCGCGCCGGCCGATATCGTCGCAGTCCCGCCTCGCGTGTCGCCGATGATGTAGATGCGCCACACGCGGCGCACCGAGCGCCCGTTCGGCGAGACGCGGTATTGAAAGGTCTTGGTCGCGCCGGCCGCAATCGCCTGGTCTGGGTCGTACGCGGGCACGAGCACGTCGCCTTGGCCGAGGCACCAGTTGGCGAGCTCTACGCCAGTGAGCCAGGTACGCGAGCGCACCGCGCGACCGCTGACGACGTCGGCCTCGCGCACGATGCTGCGGCGGCGTGGGACTGATGCGGTCACAGCGGCACCTGCTCTGCGGCGTACGCTTGCGTGCAGAACGCGGCGCCTGCGACAGCGGAAAACGCCCAGACTTCGATCACGACCATCACGGCGGCGACGCTTCCGGGGCTGCCGGAGTTCACACCGTCGACGATGGCGAGCGACGTCGCGAGAAACGACGCATCAAGCGTCAGCGTGGTCTTCGCCACCGTCGGGTCGCGCCATGCGTTCGTCGCCGACGTGAACGCCGCCGTCTCGAGGATGTTCGCGCCGATCGTCGTCGCCTGCATCTCGATACTCGCGGACGACGGGAGGCACGCGCCGATGCGCAGTCGGCTGGACGCGACGCCGTCACTTCGTCCGCCGACGCGCGCGCGAATCGGATACGGCAGCCCGTCGGAGCCGACGAGCAGCGGGAACGGGCCGAAACTGTAGAGCCGCTGCCACTCGCTCGCGACGCCGACCTTGACGCCGATGCCGCCCGTCGTCGTGCTCAGCGGAGGGAACGAGACGAGCACGCGCGAGCGCGAATCGGCCAGCGCGTTGAGATTGTTCGCAAGCGTGCGCATGGTGCTCGTCGCGCACGCAGTGCCGCTAACGGCAGCGGCGCCGGCGGGCACGCCGTCGATCTGACCGAGTTCGGATGCCGTCGCCAAAGTGCCTCCGTTGCGCGCTCGCGGCGCCGTGTCACGATTCGCGGATGAAGACGACGACGTTCGCGATGATGGTACTGGCGGCGGCGATGATGGGTGCGTGCGACGATCGCGTTCGCGTGCCCGTGGAGCGCGAGGACGCTGGCGCGATGCGAGACGCCGCGCCTCGCCCGTCCTATTGCTGCGACAGCGCGCGCTCGATCTGCCAGCCGATTGAGGGAAGCGTACTGCGCACGGACTGCGTCAGCTGCACCCCCGGCGGCGGCTGCAACGGCGGGTGCTACATGGATAGCGGGTCGGCGAAGTGCGCGCTCGCCTACTAGCTCGCGAACTGCCGCGCGGCCTTGTTGCCCGTGCCGAACGCGATTAGCCCGGCGGCAGTGGCGATGTAGCAGTATGCCTGCTGCGACGTCGTCGCTACCGCCGCGACTCCGTACTCGAGATTGAGCGTGCCGCCCGGCGTGGCGCCCGATATCGTGCCGATCGTGATCGTCCGCGTCGCGACGTTGACGGCCGTAACCGTGGCGGTGATCTCGCTTGGACCCGTGGTGTTGTATTGCCGCAGGATGACGCGGTCGCCGACGAGCCACGCCGACGCGGTCGCATATCCACCCGGCTGCACCGCATCGAGCAGCACGTCGCGCGTCACGCCTGCCGACACGCTGGTCACGCGCGAACTCGGAGCGTAGCCGGCGATCCGCAACTGAGTCGCGAAGATGGTGAGCTCGACGCACGATTGCGAAGGCTTCACCTGCCGGCCGATGACGAAGCCCGAGACGGCGGAGATGCCGCGCCCGCCGTCCACGGCGTCGGGCAGCTGAGAGATGGTCACGCTGACCTGCGCGCCGATCGTCGCGTTGATGGCGTCGAGCGGGCACATGACAGTGATCGACGTGTACGCCGCGCCGAGAGAGCCGAGCCATCCTTGCGCGAGCGCGACGACGTCCGCCGTCGGCATCGTGGAGTCGCCGAGAAACGCCTCGGAGCGCGGCTCGATCTTCATCACGAACGGCAGCGGCTGCCGGCTCAGCGCGGCCGAGTCGCGCACGTTGAACGAATCGCCAATGTGCTTGCCAGTCAGCACGTCGAAGCCCGACTTGACCGCAATCGTGTTGACGAGTCCGAACGCCGACGGCTCGTATCCGGGGCGCTGTTTGCCGCTGAGATTCTTGCTCGCGTTGATCGCGTACGTACCCGCTTCGGTCGCCGCGCCGATGCGGAACTCGACAGCGGTCCAGGCGCCGGTCGTTGTAATCGACGGCACCATGCCGAGCAGTTTCAACTCCTCGGCGATCATCTTGCTCAGCGAGAAGTCGGACGACCCTCCGTAGAAGCGCTGGTCAACCCACGCACGGCCGAGCGCGACGGCGTCGACGTTGGCGGCCGTCGTGAGGTAGTCGATGTGATTCGTCGTAACCATCGGCGAACGGCCGAGCGGCGCTTCGTCGGGCGCCTCGAGCGCAAGCGTGGCCATGAAGTCGCCGAAGTTCCCGGCGCTGACGTAGGTGCGGGCGACCTGCACCGTCGGAGCGATGTCGCGCGTCCAGATGCGTTGCGAGGCACCGCTGCTGGACTGGGCGATCGTCGCTGCGCGCGTCGTCGAGTTCCACGCGGTCACTCGGTACACCATACCCCTACTGAACGCGCTGCCGGACCCGTCCGCCCACTCGATGTAGAGCGCATCGCCGACGCGCAAGGACGTAGTGCCGCCCATGTACAGCACGTCAGCACGACCAGAGCCGCCGCCGCTGCGCCCTGGAGTCCCGGTAAAGTAGCCGCCGACAAACCCACGCGGCACAGTGCCAGCGCCGACGATAGGGTACGTCGCCGGGATCTGATATGTGGTGTTCGCGGCAACGGTGGTCACGGCTGCGCCGGTCGTTGTGTTGTAGTAAAAGTCACGCCCGCTGATCGTCGGGTCAAGCGGACCACCGCAAACTACGCTGAGCCACAGATTCGACGCCGCGGTGGTGTAGAGCAGCCCCCACGCGCCGTCTACAGTGGGCACCGCGACGAGCCGCGGCGCTGCGCCTCCAGCCACGTTGAGCGCGTTGGCGCCCCATCCGGCGGTCGCCGTTGTAACCGCTGCGTTGAACGCGGCGCACCACGCGTCTTGCGTCTCGTAGAAGGCTGGCGGAAACGGGACCGTCGCGGTGTCAGTTGACGGCGCGCTGACGTTTGTGGTGTTGGTGAGCCGGGTAATGCGCAGCGTCGGCGCCGTCGTCGAGTTGTAGACGATGCCGCGCAGCGTCGCCGGGTCTTGCAGGTCAGTCGACATCGACTGGTCGAGGATGCTCGTGACGCTGCCGATCGGCAGATCCCACGACGTCAGTCCGCGGATGCGCGGCTCTCCGCAGATGCCGCGCCACACGAGCGTCCCGTCGCCGGTCTCGCCGTCGCCGTATGCGTAGACCGCCGCGATCAGCCCCTTGATCGACGGCCGGCCGTTGAACGCGCCGACGTCCTCGGTCGTCACCTCGGGGCGCGAGAGGTTGAGTCCAGGATTGTAGATGTGCGACTGAGCGAGCGTCTGCCGGTATCCGCGCGTCACCGTCGGCGCGAAGGTACCGCCGCCGCTCGTGATGAGCATGCACTCTTGACCGACGAAGAGAACATCGCCGTTCGCCGTGTCCGTGCTGACGAGCGGTATCGCGACGGCCGCCGCGTTGATCGACGACGACAGGTAGTTGACCTTCGTCGGCTGCCTCACGAACGAGTCGCCGACGCGGTGCGCGCCGTCCTCGACGATCGACGCGGTGAAGCCGGTCCCGGAGAGCTTGCCGACGGCGGGGTCGAGTCGCTCGCCCCATTGAATGCTCTTGGCGTCGAGCCCGGCGACGCGGATGCGGCCGTCCGTGCTCGCGCCGACGAGCCGCGTGGAGCTCACCACCTCGATCGGGTGCCCGAGTATCATCAGGCGGAACGCGGTCGCGCCACTGCCCGTCTCGACGACGCGAGCCCAGGTCACAGCGCCACCGTCGCGTCGATGTATCGCGCCATGAACGGCAGCGTCCAGTGACCGTCAAAGTCGGGCGTGACGCGCTCCGGCTTCCACGACGCGGTTTCCTCGCGCATCTTGTAGAGGTCGCCTTCGCCCTTCACCGACGCGACGCGGTCGATGAGCAGATACGGCAGCGAGGCGCGGACGTGCTTGTAGAAGTCCTCCCACGACCACCACACTTTGGTGCTGGCGCCAACGTCGACGCGGCGCACGGGAGCGCCGCCGACAGCCGCCGCTGCGTTCCACGCCGCGTTCGTCGGCCCGGTGGGCGACTCCATCGGCTGCGACCAATCGCGGTACGTCGCGATCCTGTCGGGATACGTCGAGTAAGCGCTGCCGTCGTCGGCTTCCGCGTAATCGATCTTGCCGGGCGCCTCGAAGGTGCCGGAGTCGCGCGACTGGCCGCCGATGACGCTGATGCACGTGTACTTCGGGCGCTTCGTCGAGAGGTAAAAAATCTGACCCGACAGGCTCGCCTCGAAGCCGAAGATGTCGCGCAGTTCGGCGCCGAGGAGCCCGTGCCAGGTGACGGAAAACGTCGACGCGCACGACAGTAGATATTGGTTGTTTGCCGGCGAATACGTCACGACGAGCCCGCCCGCGACCATCGCCACGACAGCAGCGCGCCACGACGCGAGCGCGACGCCGTCGACCGTCTGCGATGACGGCCGCGCGGTGTCGCCGTGTAGATACATGCCAGCCGTGAATCCCGCCGTGCCCGTCAGCGTGCCGCCGCCGAAGGTCGCACCGTTGACGCCGGCCGTGACGGCGCCGAGGTTCATGCGGCCGAAGTCCCACGCGGCAGAGTAGAGGTCGCGCGGCATCAGGCAGCCCTCCGAGACGTGGACGCGCCGATGGCGTCAACAAGCATGTCGCCGAGTTGCTCGCGGTCGGCCGCGTAGACCAGCGCCGAGCTGCCCCAATTGATGTTGTAGACGTCGCCGCCGCGACCGCCGCCGGCGTCCGCTGACGATATCGGCCCTGCGCCCGCGCCCGATGTTGCCGGCGCGCTCGCGCCGCCACCGCCACCGCCCGCGGCTGCGCCAGCCTTGACGCCTGCGATCACGAACATCGCAGCAGCCGCTGTGTGTGCGATGCCCTGCGGGATGTTGAACGACGCATAGGAAGCGACGGCCTGCGCGGTCGACAGCGCGGCGCCGATGATCGACTCGATGATCGCGGCCTGCGCCTTGATCTTGACCTTCTCTTTCTCGCTCTTGCGCGAGCCTTCGAGAGACGCGTCGACCGCCGACGTAACGACGTTCATCGCGCCCATCGTCGCGGACTGGATGTCGGCGACGACTGACGCGGCCTTCTCGCGCGCCTCGACTTCGCGGTCGATCGCGCGTCGCACACCTTCGACGCGGCGCTCTTCGTCGGCGATCGACTGGTCGACGATGCGCTGATTCTCGACTTCTCCGTCTTGCTTGATCAGGTCGAGTTTCGCCTGATGTGCGGCGGCGGCCTCTTCGGCGGCGAGTGCGGCCTCGGCCGCTTGCTCCGCTGCCTTGTTCGCCATGTCTTTGCTGGCGTCGTTTTCGGGCGCGCGAGCCCCGCCACCGCCGCCACCGCGACGACGACTTGGGTCACCGAGCCCGGCCTCTTCCGATAGCAGCGCGATCCGGCGAAGCGTCGCAGCGTTGCGCTCGGCGTCGGCTCTCGCGAGGTCCGCGCGGACCGTGTCGAGCGCCGCTTGCCGGTTGTCGTACGCCGACCCCGCGCGCTCTTCTGCGGTCTGCTCCTCGAGGGCTAGCCCGCGCTGCTGGTCGCGATACCGGGCGCTCGCCGCCGTGACAGTGTCCTGCGCTATGGCGGCGCGCTCGAGCGCTGCGGTGTGCGCGGACCACAGCGCCGTCGCCGCTGTCACTGCCGCCGACACGATGCCGATCGCGATGCCGACCGGGCCGAGCCCCGCGGTGGCGAGCGACTGGATTGACCCGAGCGCCTGGCCGACCACGCCGACCGTCTGCCCGAGCCCGGAGTTCATCCGGCCGATCGTGCCGGCGACGAGCCCCACCGTGGAACCGAACTGCCCGACGCCGGCACCGGCCGTGCGCATCGCCGCGCCGGCCGAAGTCGCCGCCGCCGCCGCCGCCCTTGACGACGCGGCGTTGGCCGTGCTTGCGGCGGTGACCGCGTTGAACGCAGCGCTCGCGCCGTCGTCCTTGTAGACAATGCGTCCGACGACGTCGTTCATCTTGCGCCCTCTCTTACGATACGCGCCAGCCGCTCAGCTTCGACCTTTGCGCGCAGGTCCACGAGTTCAATGTGCGACTGAACCAATGAGATCATCTCGGCAGCCTCGACGACGACGGCAAGTTGGTCATCGACGTCCACCGCGCCGGCTAGCACGCGGCGGCGCAGCGTCATGGCCGCTTGGATGACAGGGTCTTCGTACGTGCGCCACGGACACGTCTGCGGCTCCGCGCTAGCGTCGATGCGGATGCGCGTACGCAGCCTCGGAATCTGCGCGCCGACGCCGGAGAGCGCTGCTACGTGGACAGGGCGCCGCTCTCCGCCGCCGCAGTCGCATCCCCAGGCGTCTCGGACGGCTCGAGCACCGTCGGGCTCGATGTTGGCGAAGTCAAGTCCGCGTCGGTGGTCGGCGTGCGTGACACTTCCGCCGCGAGGGTGCCCGCAAGGTACTGGAGTTGCTGCGCCAGAGCGTGCGTTGAGGTAAGCGGCAGCGGCGCAAAGGCCACGCCGAAAGGGCCGACGCGACTCCGGTTGTAGGCCACCGCGCCGATCTCGTAGAGCGTCTCGACGCCTACGCGCTCGGCCAGGTAGTCGAGCGCGACGTCGTCGAACGGCTGCCCGTGTGCCGGCGGGAAGACCGTCGTCGCATCGGTCGCGAGAGGCGGCGAGAGGTCGGCGCGGACAAGGGCGTACGCGAGCGCATGGAGCCATCGCGCCTCCGCCGTCGGCAGCGAGTCGCACTGCACGCGCTCGAAGGCGCGCAGTGGGCGCAGCGTGAACGTCGACGCGCGTTTGAGCGGTCGCACTTTGACGAGCGCCGGGTCGCGCGAGCCGTAGCCGGCGGGCTTGCCGAAGTGCGTGTCGTAGTCGCTGCGCGCGAGTCCGTAGCCCATGGCGACGACGTCGATCGCAGGGTCGAAACTGACGTAGCAGGTGAGTTGTTTGGCGGGGTCTTGTTCGTGATTCATTCGGTGCGCCTCCTCAAGCGCAGTCGATGTCGGCAGTTCTCAGAAGACGTGCATGCGCAGTGCGGAGCGGCCGAGGTCGGTCGCCACGGCGATGCTCGAGTCGTTGCGGCCGGCCCACGAGACCGTCAGCCCGTAGAGGTCGGCGGCGTCGGTGCGCGTCGGCACCGCCGAGATCTGCGCTGTCGGCGCGGTGAGCAGCACGATACCGCTCGTGGTCATGCCGATCTGCTGATGGATGAGCAAGTCCGCACGCGCCGCGTCCTGCGTGAGCCAGTTCAGCGCGTCGTCGCCGTACGCCACAAACTTCCCCGAGACGGCGCGCGAGCGGCTGCGCTTCCACCCGATCAGGTTGCTCGACTGCAGCCCATCGGGCGACGTGATCGGAGTGACCGCAATGCCCGGCGTCCACGTGCTCGACTGGTGCGGAACGAGCGTGCGCGTCGTGCTGCCGACGACGCCGACGAGGAGCTCGGAGCCCATGTGGACGATCGGCGAGAATCCGGGAATCGACGCGGGCGCCGCAAGCGTCAGCGTCGACGTGCGCAGCCACGACGCGCCGGTGAGCGTGACCGGCAACTTGGCGATCGCGCCGGTCGTGATGTCGATCGCGAACGTGCCTTGCGAGCCGAGCACGACGTATTCATCGCCGGCCTCGACGCCCTCGGTGAGCCACTGGAGCGTCGTCAGGTTGGACGCGATGCCCTCGATGCAGTGGAACGTCGTCGGCCAAAACACCTGCGCCCCGGTGGCGGGCGCCGTGCTGTGCGCGATCTTCGGCACCACCGCCGAGGCCGTGAACGACAGAATCTCGCGCGCCTCGATGGTACCGTTCGGCATCACGACGGCGTAAGCGCCGCCAGCGAGCGCGAAGTTCGTCCCGTGGTTCGTCGTGATCGGAACGTTCGTTGCCGTCGGCGTGCCCGTCGTCAGCGTCAGCGCGTTCAGCGCCGTCGTGCCCTGATACACGCCGCCCATCAGCCGAGACAGCAGCCGGTGTAGCCCCCACGTCGAGCTCGTCAGGAAACCCGGCGACGCGAGCCCGTTGCACGCGTTGCCGGTGCCGGCGAGGTACGCCGTGAATCCAAGCGTGCTCGACTTCTTGCCGAGCAACATCTTGCTGTCGGTGAACGCGTGGACGAACTGCTGCATCACCTCGGGCTCGAGATGGTCTTGCAGCCCGACGAACGTGCCGGTCCCCTCGACGATCGGGAGGTCGATGAAGTTCGCTTGGGTGCCCGATTCGGACACGCAAAACACGGCCTCGTTGGAGACGCGGAGTCGGCCAATCTTGCTGATCTCGGTTGCCATGCGCGAACTCCTACGTCGTCGACTCGGTCGTGACGACCGTGCCTGTAAAGACGTTCTGAATTTGGAAGAGACCGCCGCCGGCCGTCTGCCCCGACTGCGGCGCGTCGTCGCGTACGACAGACCACCCGGCGCCGGTCAGATAGCCGCCCACGATGCCGGTCGAGTCAACGGCTGTCTGCGACGGTGGAGTAACCGTGGCCGCGAGCTTGCCGGGCCAGATGAAAGCGACGGTGATTGCGTGCGCGACGGCATCGGCTCTCTCTTTCGGCGACGAGTAGGACTCGGCTCCGAGTGCCTGCGTGGTGAGCAAATACGTGAGCGTGATGGTCACGTCGATGCCGATGATGACCATCGGCCCCGGACCCATGATCGCGTCAGGCGACGGTGGGTATGCGATGGCGATTAGCGCGAGCCCGTTCGTCAGTCCGCCCACCGCGTGAGCGAGGACTCGCCCCGATATCGTCTCGTCAGTGGCGCCCTCGGCGATGTCGCACGACAGCAGCCCGACGGGGATTGCGCGGACGCCGGTGATGTCGCCCTCGAGCACTTGCCGGATGCACTTGCGGATTGCGGAGGATTGCAGCGGCATGTCAGCGATTGGCGATCGTGATAGACACGCTGCGCTCGTAGATGCGGCCCGGCGCAACGTCGCCCGATGCGCGGCAGGTAACGAGATAACTCTCGCCCGCGCGGCCGTTCGCTAGCCAGATGGTCGCCGTGGAAATGTTGAACGTCGGCGCGTACGGAGCGCCGAGGGCCACGGCGTTGATAAGCGCGGTGCCGGTGGTCCCCGCCGCGCCTTGGAGCGAGATGGTCCACGTGGCGTCGGCCAGGTTCTCCGGCGGCGCGATGTCCTCAAATTTGATCGAGTAGTCGAGCACGTCCGCGGGGTCTTTGACTGGCCAGAACATACTACCCCCTAACCGTACGCGACTGCGCCGCGATGACGACCGCTCGAGATGCTGCCGGCGCCGTAGTCGCCCGCGACTGCGCGGCGACTGATGCTGCTCGCGATTCGCCCGGCGACGACACTGCGCGCGACTGGCGCTGCGTGCGCTGCGTGCGGGACGCATCGGGCATGCTCGTCCCCTTACGCCGTGCGGCCGGTCGTGATGTAGGTGCCGACGGCGCGCGCGAGTCGGTCGAACACGAGCGCACTCGGGCCGATTTCGATCAGCGTGCCGGCGATGGTGAACGGCAAGAACGCGCGCGCCGGAATCTTCGTCGTCCACGGCGTGCCAGCGGGGCGCGTGCCGCTCTTGCGTTTCAACGTGCCGCTCTTCGTCGCGCCGAAGTTCTGCGCCCCGGCGTATGGCACGTTGGTGCCGATGGTGAGGTCCATCCGACCGGCGGTGACAGAGTTGCCGTCACGCAGCGCGCCGGTATCTTCGAGCGGCTTGCTGCTGCCGCGCCGCCGCTTGTCGATCGTGCTCTGCGCCAATGGCTTCCACGGCGTGCCGTCCGGGCCGCGCGAGTTGCGGAACGAATCGCGGATTAGCCGCAGTATCATCTCCGACTGCGCGCGCAGCACGGGGCCGAGATCCTTCGCGCGCGCGGACATCTCGCGCAGCGCCTTCGCCGCGTCGTCAGGCGACTGGCCGGGCGCGAAGGTGATCGTCACGAGAAGCCGGCCAGCCCCGCGCGAGTGAACCGCGGCTGCAAGTCGGTGTTCGTGTCGTCGACCGCGAGCCCGCCGCTGCCGTTGGCGATCTCGCCGCCAGCCGAGCCGCCGAGCGGGTCACGCTCGAGCCCCGGCAAGTTGATGCGCGGCGCGTTCGGCGCGTCCACATAGAGTTTCTCGCTCGCCTGCCCGACGGTGCGCCCGACGTTGACGTCGCGGCCGTAGCCGAAGGCAAGGATGGTGAACTCGTCGAAGGCCATCGCGACAAGCGCAACGAACGCCGCGCCGCTCGACGGCTCCGGCCCGGTCGCCGTGACCGTCGAGTAGCCGCCGCGATTCGCCGCCGCGACGACCTCCGCGTCAGCGCGTGCGATCCACGCGTCGATCGCGGAGGCGTCGCCGAGCGATGCGAGTTTCGCCGCGCCAGTGACCGCGCCGCCGAACATCGCTGTGATGTGTGCCGGCGTGAGAAATGCCATGACGCGACCTCCGGGTCAGCCGACGAGAGTGAACGTACCCGGTGCGCCGTCTTCGCTGAGATCGGCGCCGCAGGTGAACACGATGCCGCTCGGCTTCGTGACCTCGACCGTGCAGCCGCCGTCTGGTCCGGCCCAATCGCCGACGCCGCGCAGGACGCCGGGATAGGGGCCGTTGCCGGCCGGCCCGGTGTACATGATGGACGCGCCGATCACGAGCTCGGTGACGCCGTGGTGGAGCTTCGATGCGGTCTTGCTCTTGCTCACTTGCCACCGTCCTTGCGCGCCGCACGCTCTGCTGCGATCGCCTTGGCGACCTCGTCGCGGATGATCGCCGCGACGTCCGGCGTGATGCCGCGCGCCCCGACAGCCGCAGTCGCAGCCGCCTCCGCGTCTGCGCGCTTGGCTTCCATCGTCGTCGAGTCGAGGCTGCCGATCGGGCGCAGCGACGTGATCGGCAGAAGCTCGCGGCGCATGTCGTCGCGGAAACTCTGCGACACGCTTCCGGGGTATTGCTCGGGAAGCCGGCCCTTCGCCGCGCCGACCCACTCGGCCATCATGCGCGCGTGACGATCGACGGCTGCGCGGTGCGCGTCCTCCTGCGTCTCGAGCAGCGCGACGAGCCGCGGGTAGTCGGCCGCGTAGATGCGCACCTCGTGCACGCCACTCGGGTAGATGACGCCGTCCGGCAGCGCCTGCCCCATGTGACCGGGGCGGATGGTAACTTCCACGAGCATCCGCGGCTCGTTCGCTCGCGGGTCGACCTTGATCATTTGCGTCTGCATGTCTCATCTCCTCTTGATGGCGCTGCGAATATCAGCGGGGCCACGTACCGGAATTGCACCGGCGCGCGATTGCTCGCGCCTTGCGTGGCTTGGAAGGCGACGCGCTCACGCCGAAGCGGAGCGCGTCAGTTGCTCAGAGTACGCCCGCGTAGACGCTAGGCCAGCCGTAGCCGCCGATCTGGCCGTCCGCGAGCAGACCGAACGTGAACGAGTCATTCATGATGACGCTGTCGCTGTTCATGTCCGTGTTGATCTGCGACGTGGGCGCCATGCCCTCGAGCCACGCCAACGGCTTGACGCCGCCGGGAGCGTCGCCGACGAGGTACCAGTAATCGTCCTGCACACCCGACAAGCGGTTGTCGATGATGAGCGTGACGACGCCGTTGTTGATGTTGGTGATGCCCGCCGCCGCGACGATGGTGCCAGTCTCCGCGCCCGCGTTGTTGACGTACGCGCCGCGGATGTCCGTGCCGGTGATCTCGAGTCCGACCTTGCGCAGTTTCGGCCCGACGACGAGGTAGCGCGGCGTGACGCCGTACGGGTCGCCGCCCTCGCGGACGTACGAGTTCATCGCCAGGTACGCGGCGTCGAAGGTCTGCTGCGTCAGCGCCGACGTGGTGAGGTTGCTCTGCGTCGCGCCGGCCAGGCCGTTCGGGTGCGACGCCGAGAACAGCGCCACGCCGTCGATGCCAAGCGGGCCAGCACCCGCGTTGCTCACGAGCGCCTGGTGCATGATGACGTCGCGGTAGCTCTGCGCTTGCGTGAGGTAGCGCGACACGCGGGACGAGATCAGTCCGATGTTGTCATACTGGAAATCGAGCCGCGGGATCTTGAGCAGCGGCGGCGTGTACCGCGTGAGCTCGAGTCGCAGCACGTAGGCGCGCGAGACGCCCGTCACGCGTGCGCCCTGCCACTCTTCCCACTGCCCGATGAAGTCGTCGGCCGCGAGAATCGCCGACTTGCCACCCGCAGGGATGGTGTCGGCGAAGATGTTGACCAGCGGGTCGTTGCCCGTGTTCACGAACATCTCGCCCACCTTCGTCTCGAAGGTGGTGACGATCGCGTTGAGCGCGTCCTGATTGATTACGTGCGATGATTCGGCCATGTCTGATCTCCTGTTGTTTCTGTGTCAGCGGTCAGATCAGATCGAGGCCGCCACGCGGACGGCGATCCATGCCTGAGTTGCGCTGACGAATTCGGTCACGTTGCCGACCTTGACGTCGTTCGTCGCGGCCGCAGCCGTGGTGACGCCATCGTTGTCGAAGATGACGGCGGGCGAGTTGACGACAGCCGCGAGCGTCGCGTTGCACGTCATCAACTCCTCGTGACCCCACTTGAAGTAGACGCGGGTGCCGGCGGGCGCGGCGGTGACGGTCTTGGTGCAGATTCCGACGAAGCCGCACGAGGCGGTGTCCGCGCCGTTGAGCGCGAGTCCGGTGGCGGTCGTGATCATCACGAGGGCGCCCTCGAAGATGGTCTGCGAGGTCGTGCACACTGCCGAGCCGTAGCTCGGGAATGCGTCATTGCGGGTGCGTCGTGCGGTGCTGATCGTGAGTACGGCCATGGTCTATCTCCTGGTGAAATGCCGGCCGCGCTCAGGCGTCCGAGGTGCGAGTGGTGTGAGCGGTTTGGAGCGACTCGGCGCGCGCCAGTGCGGCGGCGCCCTTGAAGCCCTCGCCGCGCGCGATGTCGAGGAACATCGTGGACTGCGGAGTCGACGGCGCCGCGCTCAGCTTCGCGGGCGCTGCGGCCTTGTTGCCGGACGCGACCTGCCCGGCGGGCGGCAGCACGGGAGTCCGCGTGTCGTACGAGTCGAGCGCGATGGACTCGTCACGCGCCGACAGCGCCGTGAAAGTCGCGCGCTCGGACTCGCCCGCCTTGCCCTCGCCGAGCAGCCGCGAGAACGAAGCCGCGATGCGCGTCTCAGTCTCCGCTGCCGTGCGCTTGGCCAGGTCGGCCGTGAGCGTCGCAATCTGCGTCGCCTGCGCGTTGGCGCGGCCGGTGAGCTCCACGATGCGGCTGCGGTCTGCGTCGCGCGCGAGCGCTGCGGCGGCTGCCGGTGCGTCGGACGACGTGCCCGACGCATCGGTGCCCGACAGCAGCGCGACGAGCGCGTCGCCGTTGGCCTCGACGGCCGCGAGCAGCGCCGGTGCGTCCATGCCCGTCAGCGTCATCAGCTTGTCGACGAGCATCGCGGCGCCGGTGTCGACCTCTTCGGCGACGTCGTCGTAGACCATGCCGTCCATGAGCGCGAAGTGCTTTTTCACGACCGAGAGCGCGTGAGACATCTTCGCCTCGTCGCTCGGCGCGTCTGCCGCTGCCATCGCGGGCGGCGCTTCGTCGGCGAGGGCCGATGCGAGCGCAACGAGCGCGTCGAGCGTCGCCTTGATCTTCTCGGGCGAACTGCCCTTCTTCATGCCGAGCGCGGCGGATACCGCGTCGAGCACCTTGTTCGGATCGTTGGGGTTTGCCATGAGAGTCCTTTGCGTAGGTCGCGCGGGAGCCCCGACGCGAGAGAGTGTGATCGGCGTCATGCCGGGAAGAAACGGCGACGGCGTCAGGCCGATCTCGAAGATCTCGCCTCGGCCAGACGGCTCGCCGGTGACGCGGTCGATGGGCGCGAAGTCGATGACGACCGAGCAGAAGCGCTGCTTGCCGGTCTTGATCTTGTCGGCCGCGTCGTCGGTCCATTCGACCAGCGCCCACAGTTCGGCGCCGCGCACTTCGAACGCCTGAATCCATCCGGCGGCGTCGATCGCGTGGCCCATGTCGTGCCGCGGATGCCCGTAGAGAAACGGCACCGGCTGCTCGTCGGCGTCGAAGATTCGGATGACGTCCGCGAACACCTCGGCCGTGAACTCGAACGCGCCCATCGGGTGCCCGTGCCACTCCGACTCATACGCGCACTCGACCCACGACAGCGGCGCGGAGTCGGCGAGCACCTGGCACTTCATGCGCGCGCGGTCCGCGGGCGAGCCGGTGAACTTCGGGAGCACGCTGCCGCGGAGCGCAACAAGGCGTCGGCCGTCGAATGCGACAGCGGGTGAACGGTTGGCCATGCGGCCTCCTATCGGGTAGTCAGCGAACGAAGGACGAAGCGCCGAATCCCGGCGTCAGCTCGAAGCCGGCCGGGATGCTCGTCGAGATGACGATGCCCTCTTCGTCGACCTCCTCTTGCGAGTAGGTCACGACGCTGCACCGGCACTGAAAGCCGCACGGTGGGAACACACCGGCGAAGGTCGTGTCGTCCGCGCGCCACGTCACGCCGTCCATCGGCGCATGCGTCGCGCGCACTCGCGTATCCTGCACCGTGCGGTACTGCCGATAAGGTCGCGCCGCGATGACGTCCGGCGACTGCATCTGCGCGTATCGACCGGCGCCGTACGCGCTCGCGACTTGCGTCCGATACACGTTCTCGAGGTAACTTGGGTCAGCCGGCGAGATGCCGAGCGCGACGGCGTCGGCGACCACCGCGTCGCGGAACTCGCGCAGAGTGCCGCCCTTCTCGAGCGTGCGTGTCAGTTGGTCGATCGCCGTCTGCGATATCGTGTCGAGTTGGTCGTCGCTGTAGATGGCCGCGCGCCGGCGGTACGCGCCGAGCACTTCGTCGAGCAGCGCCGGGTCTCCGCCGCGCGTGCGCCAGAACGCAACCGCCTCGGCGAACGACAGCCGCAGGAACGCCGGCCGCATGTCGAGCGCGAGGAGCCGCGTACCAGCGTCAGGCGCGAGTTCGACGAGCCGCACGAACATTTGGCCCGCGAGGTCGGCGAGCACCATCGGCTCGTACGTGAGCGCCTCGATCGCCGCGTCGCCGCGGAACGTCTCGACGGCCGCGCGCACCGCCTCGGGTCCGCCCTCCGCCGCCGCCGCGATAGCCTCGCGCATCGGCGCGAAGGCGCCCACCGCGGCGATCGTCGTGCGTGCTGCTAGCTCGTAGGGCCGGCCGATCGTGGCACGCGCGCGAACCTGCGCGGGCTCGTCGGCGAGAGAGAGGACGTCGGCGAAGTCGGGGTGTGCGTCGACAAGGCCGGCATCCCACCCGCCGAGAGAGGCGATGTCGGGAAAGGGGAAGCCGCGGGCGCCCCCCCGGACGCGGGCGTAGCAGGGGCCGCAGGCGTCGACGCTGCCGGAGTCGGCTCCGATGCGGACAGCGCCGAGAAGCCGTAGGCAGGCGCCGCCGTGGCGGGTACGTAGAACTGATCGCCGCCCTCGGCGAGAGGCGGGAGTCCGTTGCCCGCGAGCATCTGATCGTAAGTGACGCGGCCCGTCGCCGCGACATGCGGCGTCACCGCGACGGCGTTGTCGAACACGCTCGCGATGACCGGCATCGGCACTGCCGGATCGAAGCGATTGTAGACCGCGATCGTGCGCGCGACGTCGCGAGTGAAACTCCCCCACATCAGCGTCGCGTCGAGCTCCGAGCCTTCGACGCGGATGCCGTCCTTGACCTCGTCGCTCGCGCGTGAGCCGTTCGGCCCGCTGCGCATCAGGTCGGGAGCGACGCCGATCGCCGTGGTAATCTCTTCGTTCGCCGCGTCACGCAGCGTCGACCAGATAGGCGTGCTGCCGCTGGCCTTCGGGTCATGCACCGTGAGCGTCGTCGCGCCGCTGAGCACAGCTACGGAGTCGGTCGTGATGCGCTGCGCGTCTTCGAGCAGTTCCTGCCGCTGCCCCTTCGTCGCGTCGGCGCTCGTCTGCACGACGAGCAGCGGATTACCGAAGCGCTCGGCCCCGATCAACCACATCGCCCAGCCGTTGATCTTGAACGCCCAGTAGTAGATCGCCGCCTGGAACTCGCCCTGGTCCTGCGGACGCCCTTGCTCGGTCCACGGGATGTGCACGAGGAACCGCGCGCGCCTCTGCTCGGGCGTGTCGTCGCGGCAGTACGCCGGATCATCCTTCGAAGTCGTGACGGTGTTGATCCACGCGAGGTCGGCGTTTCTCACCGACAGCGTCCAGTCGCGCTCCCACCGCAGCTCGCGCGTGAGCACCTGCACAGGCGTCGGCAGCCATGCGCCCTTGCGCCGCTCCCATACGAGCTCGTGCACGGACACGCCCATGCCGACGGCGTCGAGCACGCGCATGAGCAGCGTCTCGAGGCCGTCGATGCCGACGAGCCAATCGGACATCATCTTCGCCAGGCGCTCGGCCTCCGCCTTGTGGCGCGGGTCCGTGTCCGGCGGCGCCTTGCACGTCCACGCGCGGCCCGCGACCGCGTTGCGCCGGATGCCGTATGCGCGCCTCACCGTGGGGTCGCGCTTCGCCTGCGTGATGAGGTCGGACCACATCTCGAGGCGGCCGAACTCGAGGTCACGCAGCGCCGCCGAAATGCGCGCAGGCGTGACGGGCTGTAGCGACTTGTTCGCGAGCTGATACAGGTCGCGCTGCCGCGTCACTTGACCGCGCGGCGCCTGCGCCTGCGTGACCTGTATGCCAGGCTGCGGCATCGGCTGCGCCTGGACAATGGCGAGCTTTGCCGGCGCAGTCGTGTGCGCGAGCGAGCGGCGGGCTTTGCGTGACATGAGCCCTCCGGCTATCGAGTATTCCAGCCGTGCGCCGATGGTCGGGCGCCGCCGTACGTGTCGCGCAGGTCCGCCGTGCTTCGGCGTCCTGCGGTGGCGATCTCTGGCATGCTGTTTCCGGCGAGTTCGTCGTGCCCTGCCGCCGCTGCGTCGATGTCGTCGTCGTCTTCGTCGCCGCTGCCGGTGAACGAGGTCAGGTGGTCGATGAACTCTGCAAGCCACGGAGCGCCGGCCGGCAGAAGAACTCGACCACCGTTGTACGACTCGCTGAACGGCAGTGCGCGCACGAGTTTGTCGGCGACGGCTGCCATGATGTTGACGCCCGTGACGCCGGCCCCTTGGGGCGCTGGCGCCGTGAGGTAGTCAGTCGTTCCGCGTTCCGTGCCGGCGACGTACGCCCGTATGCGAGCCTGCGGGCGAGTCGCCTTCTTGGCGGCGATGCGCGCGCCGAACGCTGGCGCCGTGACATGCACGCTGATTCGGTCGCGGATGTAGTAACGCGCAGTCGGCCCGCGCCCCTCGCGCGCGAACTCGATCAACACGCTTGCATCGCTCGTCGTCTTGGCCGTGTAGGCGAAGTCCGCGCCGAATGCGTGCGGCATCTGGTCGAGCCGCTCGCGCATCGTGACAGGGTCGTAGGTGACGTATTCGTCGCGGAAGACCTGCGAGCCCTCGGGCCTCGGCGACCCCATGTACAGCGACCACCACGCGACGACGTTGGCCTTCTTCGCGGCCAGCAACTCACGCGAGAACTCGGCCTCCCAGAGCGGGTCGCCGTTGTCGTTCTCCGCGGGGAGGTGTACATGCTGAAAGGCTCGCGAGCCAGACAGCGACGAAGAGAGCTTGCCAGACTTCAGCAGCCCGATCAGGTCATGGACCATCCACCGTGTGTGCCAGACGAATATCGATGTCGAGTCGCGGGCGCGAGCCTCGACGACGTCAGTCCAGAACTCCGACACCACACGCTGCCACGCCTTGCTTCGCGCGTGCTTGCGGTCTGGGTACGGGTCATCGAGCAGGATGATGTCGGCAGGCCGGCCAGTGAATCCCTGCGCCACACCGCATGCGACGACGCCGCCGCCGGCCGTCGTCGACCACTCGCCCTTGGCGTCCGTGTCGTCGCTGATCGCGACCCCTGCGTCGCGCGCCCACTGCCGCATCTTCGCCGACTTGGTCTCCGCCAGCGTCGCCGAGCTCGACGCGTAGACGATGCGCAGATGCGGGAAGCGCAGAAGCGTCGCGACTACCCACGCGCAAACCGTGTCGGTTTTGGCGTGCTGCGGAGGTGCATGGCATGTGGCCCGCGTGGGGCGCACCCATGATTCCTCCAACACCGTGACCATCGGCGCGAGATGATCGGGCCTGGTGTATCGGCTGTTTAGCCGAGGGATTAGGTCCATCGTCGACAGCGCAGCGAGCGGGTTCGACTCCGGCTTCGCCGCCGCTGCCGCCGCCTCCATCGCCGCAAGTTCCGCCCGCGCCATCTGCCGCAAGATGTTGCGCGGCGAGTCCGGCTTGGCGCGCGTCTTCGCGGCGATGCTCCGCGAGACGTAGCCCATGCGGTGACCTCGTCAGTCCGTAGTCTCGACGCGGACCTCGACGCGGTCGCAGTCGGTGATCCACATGCACATCACGCGGCCGTCGACCTCGCACTCGGCGAGGTGCTTCCACCCGTCAGCGCAGGCGACCGTCTCGGTGATGCGCCCGAACAGCGGCGAGAAGTGCTTCTTGTAGCGGACCCACTGGCCGACAGCGAAGCGCGGCGGCGCGGGTGGCGTTGCGTCGGCGATGGCGATGGCGATGGCGTTCATGGTGTCCGCCAAGCGGCGAACGACTTCGGCCAGTCCGCGCCGTACTCGATGCCCGCCGGACCGTCACCACCGGACGCCAACATTGGGCGCGGGTCGAACCACTCCGGCAGCCGCGCACGTACCTCGGCGCTCGCGTCGATCGTCACCGACAGCGCGCGGATGTCGATCCTGCGGATCTCGCCGGCAAGGTCGTCGCCGTCGATCACCGCGCCTCCGCTGACGCTGTCCCACCTGACGGTCACAGGGTTCTTGGTCATGGTGTCCGCCCTCCTCAAGGCGTATCCCGTCGGCACACCATCTAGGAATCGAACCTAGCGAGTCAGGTTTTGGAGGCCCGACAGCGCCCAGCGCCTGATGTAAAACTGCCCCAGAAGTATGCGCTGAGGCGCCGCCTTGAAGTCACGACCGTATCACGTCGTGCGATTGCGCGCCCGTCAATGCTGGACCCGCCCGCGTCGCCGCGCGCGAATCCGTTACCGTGCCCACGCATGGCGGGTCGGCGTAAGTCAGTGCTGCGCCGGCACGTCGTCCGCAGGCGCGTCCAGCAGTTCGACCGCACGCGCACGCTCATCCGGCGACAGCGCGCGCCACGCGGAGACGTTGGCGGCAGCATCGGCGAGCACCCGCTCAGCGTCGCCACGCTCGCCGATGTAGCGCACGACTCGCCGCCAGAACGACGCGCGGCGCATCAGTGCTGGACCTCCGCGCCATCAGCCGGCGCGTCGTCGTCCTCAGACAGCGCCGCCATCAGCGCCGCGAAGTGCTCCGGCGGCAGCACGCGGCGGGCGACGACGATGACCGCCTGCGACGCGTCGTGCTGCGCCTTCACGATGACCGTCGTCGACGGCGCGAACATCTCCGGCGACACGCTCTCCATGAGCCGCACGCGCGCTTTCCAGTCGCGGACCTCGCAGCCCTCGAACCCCGGCTTCGACTCGAGGCGCACTTCGTCGAAGAGCGCACCGAGCCCGACAGCCTGTGCGCGCGCGACCTCTTCGCAGAACGTTGCGTAAGGCTCCTGCCCCGTCGCGCCCCACTGCTGCCACCGACTCAGGTCCGACGCCGTCACGCCTTCGATTGCCGCCGCGAGCGGAAGCGGCTTGCCGGTGCGCAACTGGACGCACACCGCCTCAATCATCGACGGCGTGCACTTCGTCGGTCGCCCGATGCGCGGTCGCAGCGCGTCAGCCATCACGTCACCTCACAATCGGCTGCGGCTGCTCAAACTCGTTCGCATCGGACCAATCCCGCGTCGGGCAGTGCGGCGCAGCGTCGCTTGCTGCGCATGCCGGCGAGTGCCCCGTGTTTTCGTCGCCACGCCGCTCATCGTGTCGGCCGCGGGAAGAGAGCCACTCCTGCGCATCCATCGGCCGATGGTCGTGCACGTCAGCCACGGTCGCCCGCCTTCGCTCGCAACGCCGCGTCGCGTGCCTCGATGAGCGCCGCGAACCGCCGCTGTTCCGCTTCCGGCCGCTGCGCCATCGCGCGCTGCACGAACGCGTCGATCTCCGCCGCGAGCGCCTTCACGCCGTCGTCCGGTTCCGCGTCAGCCATACGTGCCGCACCGGATATGCCGCGCAACCATCCACCGCACCCGCTCGCTCGCCCATCGCGCCGCGAAGTCGTCGCCGGCCTGCGCTGCCGCGGCGTGCTCACGCGTGAGCGCCGACAGCGCGCCGTAGTAGGACCGCATGCGCGCATCCGCCGCGTTCCAGTCGATCACGTCAGGTGTCGCCATGCTCGCCTCCACGACGCTGTCAGCGGTTGACGCGCTTGCACGCATCCTCGCCGCTCGGGTCGCCTCCTGCACCGCGTGAGTGCCGGTGGGGTGGTTCGTCGCCCCTCGCCCGCCGGTCCACCCCCAGGGTAGAGTTATGCCCTAGCCGCGGCGGTATGTCTCGTGTCAGAACGCGCCATCCGTTGCCATCCGTTGCCATCTCATGCCGCGGGCTACTTGCGCGCCTTCCACATCGCGAGCCCCTTTTCGAGCAGATGCCGCACCGCATCCGCCTGCGTGAACTGGATTCCGTGCGCCGACTCCATGCCGACCCGGTGCGCCTCGATTCGAGAGAGCAGCTCCGCCGATACGCGCACGGTCACTTTTTGGTCGTTCACTCGCTACCGCCTTTCGCGCATCGTACTACACCCGCCGCGCCCGTCCGATTGGTCCGCGCACCCGGTACTTGATCCGGATGCGCGGAGTACTTCCCTTGGTTCGCCTTGCCGCGCCGCGCCTAGCCCGGCCTTGCCACGCCCAGCCTAGCCCGGCCGCGCCTGGCCATGATTGGTCGCTGGCGGAAGCATTGAACCTCCGCCAGCGGTACTACCCTTGGTTCGCCTTGCCACGCCTCGCCAGGCCTCGCCATGCCACACCACGCCAAGCCTCGCCTAGTCTTTCTTCTCGGGGAGTGCCGCCGGCACATCGACCGCGAGGAATTTGCGCTTGCGAACGAGCACGCTCAGCGCGCCGATCTTCGCCAACGAGTTCAGTTGCATCGCCGCCGCGCCGGCGTCGAGCTTGCTCCGGTCCACGTTCACGAGCAACGCCGCGCTCGACTTCATGCCCTTGCGCACGCTGCTCTCGAGTTTGTCGCGCCCGTGCGTGATCTGGTCCACCGGCGACAGGACTTCGTAGCCTTTGCCGGGCACGCTCTTGATGTCGATGTGGTGCTCGGTGAGCAGCGCGTTGCGCAGCCCGTCCATCTGCGAACAGTAGCGAAGCTCGAGCCGCTGATGGTCGGCTGACGTGATGAGCTCGTCCGGCTTGGGCGTCCTGATCCGCAGTTGCGACCTCAGCCATTCGTGCGTGTAGATCGTCCCCGGCGAATGGTCGCCTTCGATGATGATCTTCGCCACCGCAAGATAGTCCGGATAGAGTTCTGTGTCTGCCATTCGCCGCCTCCTGTTGATTCGGACCCGTGTCCCCTTGGTTCGCCTCGCCAGGCCGTGCCACGCCTCGCCGCGCCCCGCCTCGCCCCGCCCTGCCGCGCCGTGCCCGGCCGCGCCTTGGCCGCCAGCGGAGGTATCGAGCCTCCGCTGGCGGGTACTGCCCTTGGTTCGCCTTGCCTGTCCGCGCCACGCCAGACCTCGCCATGCCGCGCCTCGCCCCGCCGTGCCGAGCCTCGCCCAGCCTAGTCCTAGATCACCTCGAACCGTCCGAAGCGCGGACGATACTGGCCGATCCCTTCGTATTGCCCCGCCGACTTCGCGTAGTCTCGGAGCTGCTCTTCACTCACCAGCGCCGGGTCGAAGAAGAGCGGACACGACACTTCCCACTCGGGGAAGACCGCACGCGTGCGCAGCAACGCACCGCCGCCGTTGTTCTTGATCGCGCGCTTGTCGACGTAGCGGCCTGACGCCCACATCGCCTCCAGCGTGCGCGGCCCATCGTACTTGATGGCGCACTTGTCATCGACGTTCTGGATCGCGCGGTTGACCGTCATGCCCATCTTCGTCAGCTTCGCGCCGTTGCGAATGCACCGCGTGATGTTCCACCCAGGGATGAAAGGGCCGACCTTGTCGTCGAAGCTCTGCGCCATCGCCATGCGCCATTCGATGTGCTGGATCTCGAGCTTCTGGTCGTCCGACTTCTTGCGGACGTCGGTGAGCTTTTTCAGCTCGCGCGAGATGGGGTGGAACGGGTCGAGTCCCACCGTGCCAGTCGGCATCATCGGCGCAGTCCCGCGAATCTTCAGCTGCATGATTTCCATGTGTCGTCTTCCTGTCCGCCCGTGAGGGCCATTGCGTTGTCCGTCCTACGTCGGCCCCATGGCCCCTTGGTTCGCGTTGCCGGGCCGGGCCCCGCCTCGCCAAGCCCGGCCACGCCGAGCCTCGATTGGCCGACGCGCGGGGTATTGAGCCCCACGCGCCGGGTGCTTCCCTTGGTTCGCCTGGCCAAGCCCGGCCCCGCCATGCCTCGCCACGCCCCGCTGCGCCAAGCCTCGCCGTGATTGGTCACCACCGCAGGTATTGAGCCCGCGGTGGCGATACTTCCCTTGCCTTGCCACGCCAGGCCCCGCCCGGCCGAGCCGTGCCCCGCCGTGCCCAGCCCAGCCCAGCCACGCCTCGCCATGCCACGCCGAGCCCTGCCACGCCTCACTCCGACTCCAACCATCTAGCGCGTCCGCGATGCGCCGTCAAGCGCGGCTGCATCTTATTTCGCAGATAGTACGACGCGCGCCCGAGGCACCGTGTCCGCCATCCGCCACGCATCGATCTCCGCGCGCACCGCTTCGACCGTCGAAGTGTGCCGGCGTTTTCGAACCGGCAGCGGGTCGACTTCCCGATCGGCGAGCCGGATGGCCGTGCGGTGCGATACCCGCGCGTAATCGGCGATTGCCTTCCATCCGAAGAGATCCGTGAGCGGTCCATGAGACATCGTCGTGTACCTCCGGTCGAGCGGTACCAGCCCGCGCGAATGCAGCCGTGCAAACATCTCGCGCAGCCCCGAGCTTTGCAGCTCGGCGACGTGCGGCTCCGACACATGGCGGCCGAACACGCGCGAGGCGTGCGCGGCAACCTGCTCCAGTCCCGGCAGGTCGTACGGCTTGAACATGTCGCCGGCCTCGCGCGCCGGTCGGCCTCGCACTGACACGCGCGCCGCCGGCTTCTGCCGTGTCGGATCCCAGACGCCGCCGCCTTCGTTGCGCCCCTTGATCGCCGTGTGCGACTGCAACGGCGCGAAGTCGCCCTCGATGCCGAACACCGCCCAGAGCACGACTCGCCGCGCTTGGTCGCCGGTGAGCTCGAGCGTGGAAGTCGCGATCGTCGCGCACCAGCCCGAGGCGAACACGAGCGCCCAATCGCGTTCGACGAACACGACGCGTTCAGCCGCGCGCTGCCCTGCGTCGCCTACCGCCGTCGTCGACACGCAGCCGCCCGTTGCGTCGTCGCCAATCTTCCAGCACGACCTCAGCGGCGCCCCGTCGAGTCGCGTGTCGATGACGGCTTGGAGCGCCTGCCGCACGCCGCGGAACTCCGGGCGCGTGCTCTCTCCGCGCTGCTCGCGGCGCTTCATTGCGATCGCCTCGACGGTCGCGCGGTAGTTCTCCGCGTCGCACTCGGCGGCGCTCACCTCGCGATACGGAAGCGGAGCGAGCGACTCGGCGAGACGCGTCTCGAGGATGATGGACTCGACGTCGTCGAGCGCCGCCCCGTCGGTGAGCAGCGCCCGCACGTCCACGACCCATCGCGAGCGCGTCACAGGCGCACCCGCTCGATGACGATCACCGGCTCGACGGCGTACGCCTCGACTCTGAACGCCTGCACGAAGAGCGCCTCTGTGATCACGCTGCTCGCGTAGTTGATGCGCCACGGGCTAGCCCGCCGCGCCCGCCTCCGTTGCCGCGCGGTCATCGCGTCACCTTCCCGGTAAACGAAGCCATCACGGCGTCGTCCGCAGGCTCGACAGTGACGAACGTCGGCGACCACCGCGGGTCATCGACGTACCACACATCCGACGTGGTGCCGCGCGCCGCGAGGCGCTGCTGCGACTCCATCGCGATCTGCTCGTACGCCCGTTCCGCAGTGGCAAACTGGCTGGCCGTCATCTTCACCGGCGGTCTCTTGCTCTTGCTCATGCGCATCGCTCGCCTCCGTTTCCGCGCCGTCATCACACGCGCACCAGCGCCGAGACCAGCACCAGGCCACCAGGCTCGTGCTCGACGCTCTCGATCGTGTAGTGAGCGCCGAGATAGTCGAAGCGCATCAGCGCCAGTTGCGTGCGCTCTTTGACGGTTAGATCCCACGCGCTGCCGTGCGTGCGTGATCCGGGCTGTGCGGCCCGTGCTCTTGCGATCGCGGCGTCCATCGACTCGCGCGAGAGCGCCGACGACCAGCGGCTTCCGTACATGTCTTTCGTGGTCGTCCACGGCGCGAGCACGCTTCGCGCGCGCCTTTGCCGTCGTCGCTGCCGCGCGGTCATCGCTGCACCTTCCCGGTAAACGACGTGGTGCCGCGCGGGAGGTCACCGGGCCAGCCGGCTCGCACGATCGCGATCGCGGCGTCCATCGACTCACGAGAGAGCACGGACACGGCAAGGTTGGAGTACGTGTCCGACGAGTTCCGGGCCGGGCGATCGAACTGGAACCACTGCTCCATGCGCTTCGCCTTGCGTCGTTGCCGCGCGGTCATCGCTGCACCTCGGTTGCTTTCATGCTGTCGTCCATCAGCGCCACGCGCCGCGCGCGCCGCTCCTTGTCGAACGTCGCACGGTCGTACGCGAGCCCATTGCAACCGCGATACAAAGTCCACATGTGAAAGTCGGCGTTGTCGGCGAGACGCCTTGCGCGTGCGGCGACGCGGCGTGCGTGGCGGTTGGGCCAGCGCATCGGGTCGTCGACAATGATGCGGCGCCGTTGGTTGGGCGCCGCCGACTGGGCCGCTATCCTCTCAGGCAGAGAAAGGCACGCCCATCTCACGACATCACCCGCTCGCGCTTCAGAGCCGCTCGATTGACGCGCGACAGCCGCATCGCCGGCACCGTGCGCCCCGCGCAGTTCCCCGGCTCGCGTTGCTCGGCCGCCGAGTTGCACGCTGATTGCGGCGTCCACTCAGCGCAGCCGACGCATGCCGCCGCGCTCACGACACCACCCAATCACTCGCCGCCGCCAAAACCTGCGCCTCCGCGTAGTCGTACTCTTCGACGATGATGTCGCGCCGCCGCATTTCGTCGCGGTGCTCGGCTACGAGTTCCTCCGCCTCGCACGGCGGATACGTCACCCACGCATCGCACGCGACCGGCAGCGTGCGCACGACTTCGCCGCGTCCGCTCGCGAGCATCTGCACGGCGTCCTCTTCGGTCTCCGCGCGCACTTTGACCTCGACTACCTTGGTCTCGATTCGGTGCATCGTGTACGTGTTCATCGCGTCGCCTCCCTTCGCAGCGGACATTCTTGCGGCACGCCGCTCTCGGCTTCGGCGGCGTCGAGGAACCACGGCGAGCCGCAACCATCCATCATCGGGTGCACACACTCGTAATGTGGCGCGGTTCCCCGCCGAGCGCAGTAGTAGCAGCGCGTGCACGACTCGACGATCGGCAGTCTGCGCGGCGGCGTTGTCACTTCGTCCTCCGCTTGCTCGCGCGCGCATCCGGCAGCGCGTCGGTCTTCTTCGCGCGCGTGCGCTTCGGTTTGCCGAGCGGCTCGAATATCCCGGTGACGTCCAGCACCTCGACGACCACGACAGGCCCGCGCGCATCCACGGGATACGACCTCACGCGGCCATCGCGTATCTGAGAATCGTCGAGATACGCAATCCCGTTAATTGCGTCGGATACAATCTTCCCGCCGTTGTCCCAATCCCACCTGCGTGCGTCTGGCACGTAAACGCGCACGTCGAGCGATACCGCCCCCGTCAACAGCGGCACCCCCGCCGCTCGCGCAGCCGCTTGGACGACGCGCCGATACGCCGCACGGTCCGCGGCCGTGTACGTGTGTCCGCTCGCCGATCGCTGCGCGCGCTTCCACGGCACGATGCGGCCCGGTACCGTGAACGTCGTCACGCCGGCACCGTCTTGCGCGCCGCGTACTCCGCACGTGACCTGCCCTGCCGCGCCACTCGAGCGCACCGCGGACCGCAGTAGGCCGAGTGCCCCGCGCGCAGCGGGCGCAGGTACATCGTCCGGCAGCGCTTGCACGGCCGCGGCGGCTCGTCGCGCAGTTTGCCGCGCCACTCCGCCGACAGCGCGCCGACGTCGATCGGCGTCTCGCGCGCGACCGGCAGCGCTTTGCTGCATGTGCGCGACGCGAGCGGCCACGCCTTCGACGTGCCGCATCCGAGGCAGCGGACGATCGGCGCGCAGTCGTCTTCCGGCCCGAGTCGCCCGCCGTCTACCCACACGTGTCCGAGCTCGTCGCGTCTCATGTCGCCGCCTCCTTCGCCGCTCGCTTCGCCGCCGTTGCCGCTCGCTCTCGCTCGGCGTGCCTGACGTTCCACGCCTTCCGCGCGCACTCTGGCGCGCAGTACCGCGACGCGCCGTGCTTCGAATGATACTCCGCCGCGCACACGCCGCATACGCGATTCGGCACCGCGCCGACGACGATCGCCGCGAACGGCTTCCGCCACCGCGTGCTGCGCACCGCCTCCGCGTCGACTCGCTCTTCCGCCGCGATCGCCCCGCACTTCGCCTCCGCCTCCGGCCACGTCTTGCCGACGCCGCACGTCGCGCACACGTAGCGGCGCGTGCCGTCGTCCATCGTGCCGGCAGGCTCCCAGATGTGCTTGGTCACGACGCTGCCCTTCGCCGCTCGGCCGCGAGCACTTCGTTCGCGAGCCGCCCCGCGCGCGCGTTCCCCGTTGTCGCCGCAGGCTTCATCCGCAGGCTCGACGGCGCCACCGGCATGTCCAGCGGATTCGCCGCGACGTGACACGCCGCGCACGGCAGCGGAAAGAGGCGGTGCGCGGCGCAGTGCGGTGGCAGTTGGCCGCGACTCACTGCGACACCAGCCGCGGCAACAGCGCCGACCGCTGCGCGGTATCGCCTGCGACGTACTCCGCCGCGAGTTTCGCCGGCACGCGCACCCAGCAGCGGGCGGCGAGATACCACGTGTGCTCCTCAATATAAATGCAGTACAGGGCAGACGCGAGAATCTCGCACTCACCGACGGCGGTGAGTCGCAGTACCGCCACGTGACTATCCTCGAGCCCCACGATGAGGTCACCGACGCGCCATCGCTTGGCGCGCACGATCTCGGCCGGCTCCTTCGAGTACCAGCCGAGGGTGCAACGGCGCGGCCCCTTGCAGCGCGGGTGATGGCGGCTCACTGCGCGCCTCGCATCGGACACCACGAAGGCGGCGGGCGCGTCGCATCGACAGCGCGGCCCGTCGCGTGATTTTGCGCGGCGTCCGGATGCTCGCACCAGTCGTCGTCGTCTTCCACGGTCGCGCACCACGCGCAGTGGTTGCACATCGCGATCACCGGCAGGCGGCGCGGCACGACCGTCGCAGAGATCGCGGCACGCAGCGCGTCGATCACGGCAAACGCTTCGCGCAGCATCGCGCCGTTCGGCCGCATCGCCGCCCGTCGCAAGCACGCCTCGCGGTCCGGCTTCACTTCGCACCTCGCATCGGGCACCACGAGGGCGGGTCGCCGTCGTCGAGGATGTCCCGCCAGCGAGCGAAGGCGCCGTGGGTGCACATCGCAGGCGACTCGACGTCGTTGTCCGCCTCGACGAAGTACGCGCAGTCCACGCACGTCGCGATCACCGGCAGGCGGCGCAGCGCGTCGACCTCGTCGAAGACCTCGCGCAGCATCGCGCCGGTCAGCTGCACCCACGGCCCCGACGGCGCCGAGACTCTGCGCAGATACGCCTCGCGGTCCGGCTTCATCGCGCGCCTCGCCACCGAGCGCACATCGCCGCTTCCGCCGCCCGCATCTGCGCCGCGCTATGTCGTACACGAGCGGACGGCGACGCGATGAGTCGCGCCATGCCAGGCATCTCCACTCCAGTGGCGCGGTAGTATGCCTCGAGCGCAAGCGCCTGCATCGTGTACACCCCTGGACCATACAGGGCCGCCGGCTCGAACCCGATATATTCGTCGCGCTTCGTCATCGCTTCCACCCTCCTTGATGCGGGCTCTCCGGCACTTCGCAATCAACCATCATCCCGCCGTAACTCCGAGAGAAAGCCATCCGCAGTCCGTTGCTTCCGTTCTTCCCCTTGGCGACCTTCGCCGACACAATCGCGTCGTCGCGCTCCTCGGTACGCCACAGCACGATCACGAGGTCCGACATGTTCGCGAGGTCTTGCGAGTCGCGAAGGTCGTACTTCGTCGGCTCGCGGTTCGCGTTCTTCTCCATCGTGATTTGCGACGCCGCGATGCCGGGCACGCCGAGCCGCCCGATCGCCGACTTGAACCGCTGCCCGACCGTCGTCACCGCGCCGCGCGCGTTGTCCGTGCGCGTGCTGCACTCGACCGCGCCGACGTAGTCCAGCATCACCACGTCGCAACCCTCGCTGCGCACCATGCGCGCTACCTCGCGCGTCACGTCCGCGTCAGTCGCGCCAGGGATGTAAGACACCACGATGCCAGACCGCTCCGGCATTGCGCGGCGCGCATCGATCGCGCGGCCCATGCGCCCAATCATGTCCGGGTCAGTCGCCGCTTCCTTGCTGCGAATCATCGAGCCAGGCACGCGGGCCTCGCGCGCAAGGATGCGATCCTCGATGACGCGCCGCGGATCCTCGACCGAGATATATCCGGGGCGGTACCCGAGCGCGGCCTGCCGTAGCGCAATGTCGAGCAGCAGCGACGACTTGCCCACGTTCGTGGCCGCGCCGACGATCATCAACTCGCCAGGGCCGATGCCGGTGATCGCGCAGTCGAGCGCCTCGATGCCGGTCGGGATGAGCCCCTCGGTTGCCGTCGGTGTCATCACGCGGATCGTCGCGCTCTCAATCGCCTCGAGCTGCGTGAAACGATCGACTCGGTCCGCCGAGTGCGCCTCGAGAGCCGCCGCCAGGTGGACCGTCGCCGCCTCGCCGTCCTCGCGCTCGAGCGCCGACATGGCCAGCCGTGCGTGCTCGCGGCGCCTGCGCAGCGTCGCCAGCGCCATCACGCGCTCGTGCAGCGTCGGCACGTTCACGAGCAGCGCGCCGCCTGTGGCGAGCTCGTAGACGCCGACCTCGCCGCCGCTGACGTCGAGCCGCCCAACGCGCCGAAGGTGCGCGATGATGCTCGCCTCCGAGACACGCAGGCGCGCGGTGAGCACGTCCCGCATCGCGTCGGCGATGGCCTCATGCGCTGGCGTCGACCACGCGTCCGGCGGGCACAGGTGCGCGTCAATGCACCGCGGGTCCGCCAGCATCGCCGCGAGCAGCGCCTTCTCCGCCTCGGCGTCAGAGAGGCTCACAGGACCACCCGCGGACGCTCGGGAGGCGGCGGAGCGGGCAGCGCTGACGCCCAGTTCGCGCACCACACCATCGGGTCAACCGACTTCTGCGACGCGAGCCATCCGGCAAACGCGCGCCGGGCGACCTCGCAAGGGTTCAAGTTTTGAGCAGCCGCGAAGGACATGATATGCGCCGCGGTCTCCGCCGCTTGCCGCTGGTGATGCCGCGCCGACGGAATGCGCCATTCGGTGCCGCGCACGTCGAGCACGGCGCGCTCGAGGTCGCGGGTGTTGAAGTTGACCGCGCCCGGCTCCGGGAATCGGAGCGACTCGTCCACCACCAGCGCCAACGGCGCGATCGAAACGAGGGGTTGGGGATTGGGAAGGGAAGGGGAAGGGGAAGGGGAAGGGGATCCCAGGGCGCGCGCGCGTGGCGGCGACTCGCGTGCGACATTTGCCGATGTCGAAAGCGAGTCGCACGCGACATCCGGCAGTGTCGCGGCAATGTCGCACGCGACATCAACATCAAGTGCCGCTCTTTTCGCTGCGATCTTCGTCCTGTCGTTCTCTTTCTTGTGTGCCCGCTGCTCTGGTGTTGGGTTCCACTTGTTGAAGTTGTGGAACCGGAAACACTCGGCCTCCTGGTGCCACAGCCCGTGCTTCACGAGCAGCGCGGCGCCCTTCATGTCGGCTTCCGGGAACACGTCGAGGGGCACCGCGCCGTCGAGTGCCGCGTCGTCCAGGCACCACGACCACCAGTAGACCCAGACGCCAAGCGCTTCTCGGCCAGCCTTCTCTCGACGAAGCGCCCGCACCTTTTCGTGCCGGTGAAACTTGTCGTCCATCTTCCCCCAGGGCATCAGCGCGCCTTCGGTGCGCGCGGCACGCGGACGCCTGGCGCGACCACACCTCTCGCGATCGCACCCTCGGGCGTGATAAGACCCGCGGAAATCAGAGGGTTCACCGCCCGCATTGGCAACTGGAAACCGGACAAGATGCAAACGAAGTTGAGGAGGTCGTCAGCTCCGACCACCTCATCAGCGCACAGCGACTGCATCGCAGACAGCGCAAGCGGGGTAAGTAGTGGACGCACGCGCGTCATTGGGTCATCATGAGCCATCGGAAAGCCTCTATCTTTCTGGTCTAGGCTCGGGCGTTCGCGCGCCGCGAGCCTGCTTTTTTCTGGCGTGGTTTGTACAATACACGCCCATTGTGAGCGTGTCAACGCGCATCATCCGCGCCCGTGCGCAATCGCCGCCGCGCGCATCGCCAGCCCGGCGACGAGCTCGACGCGCCCGCCTGCCGGCACGCCGCCTGTCTGCCCCGCGAGCCACGTCAGATCGGCGTCCGTGCCCCTCGCGAGCACGGCGCGCAGCACGGCGACGGTCGGCCGCTCCGCGCGTATCTCGTCGGCGATGGCGTCGGCCTGCGCCTGCACTGCGCGGCGCGTCTACCGC